AGGATCTACAGGATCTACAGGTGCTACAGGTGCTACAGGTGCTACAGGTGCTACAGGTGCTACAGGTGCTACAGGTGCTACAGGTGCTCCTGGTTCATCATCATCATTTTTTCCTTACCAAGCAGACAATGGTGCAACTCCAACGTCAGGACATATTACATGGTCTAACTTTGCTACTCAAACCTCATCGACATATATTAGAGTAGATCATATAGACCAAGATGGAGTAGATGTTGATATATTTTTAAATATAGTTAAGCAAGGAGACCAGTTAATTATTCAAGACGCAAATGTTTCTGCAAATTTCCAAAAATGGTTAGTGAGTGGAACTCCGATTCCAAATACTGGAAGTGGTTATGTTCAATACCCAGTAACATTAATTACGAGTGGTGGTTCTTCCAATTTTGCTAATAATCACCAAATCATACTAGCATTAATTACAACTGGAACCAAAGGCGACACTGGAGCCACTGGAGCCACAGGTGCTACGGGTGCGACAGGAGCTACGGGTGCGACAGGTGCTACGGGTGCTACGGGTCTAAGTGGACCAACGGGTCCTACCGGTCCTGTTGCAGGGTCCGACCAGCAGGTTATTTTTAATAGCAACGGCCAGGCAGGGGCTTCGTCAAACCTAACGTTTGACCGTATAAGTAATATTCTCCAGACATGTAACCTACAGGTTAGTAATATAGCGTCTTACCAAATCCCGTTTCCAAACGGCAACGGTGTCCTTACTGGCAGCAGCAATCTTCAATATGGAAGCTTCATGGACTTCAATGGACTTCCTAATGTCTCAACCGTTTTAGTGGTGAGCAATGAACAGGTGTCAAACCTGCAGGTAACTCCTGTATCAAACTACCGAATCCCATTCGCAAATAGCAATGGTGTCCTCAGTAGTGACAGCAATCTTCAGTACGGAAGCGAGCTGAGTTTCAATGGAAACTATGTCTCAAACGTTTTAGTGGTGACCAATGAACAGGTGTCAAATCTGCAGGTAAACCGTGTACCTAACTACAGTATCCCCTTTGCAAATAGCAACGGTGTCCTTGATGGCAGCAGCGATCTTCAGTATGGAAGCCCTGTGAGTTTCAATGGAAACTATGTCTCAAACGTTTTGGTGGTGAGCAATGAACAGGTGTCAAACCTGCAGGTAGCTCCTGTATCAAACTACCGAATTCCGTTCGCAAATAGCAACGGTATCCTTGATAGCACCAGCAATCTTCAGTACGGCGCCAATCTGACTTTCAATGGAAACTATGTCTCAAACGTTTTGGTGGTGAGCAATGAACAGGTGTCAAACCTGCAGGTAACTCCTGTATCAAGCTACCGAATCCCGTTCGCAAATAGCAGCGGTATCCTTGATAGCACTTTCAATCTTCAATATGGAAGCCCTGTGAATTTCAACGGAAATACTGGTGTCTCAACCGTTTTAGTGGTGAACAATGAACAGGTGTCAAACCTGCAGGTAACTCCAGTCACAAGTAGCCAAATCCCGTATGCGGATAGCAATGCCATACTTAAGGGTGATACTGGAATGACATATAGTTATCAGAGTTTCAACGGTCAAACTACAAACGTTTTGGTAGTGAGCAATGAACAGGTGTCAAATCTACGGCTAACTTCTGTGGCAACTACTCAGATTCCATTTGCAGACAGCAATAGTATTCTCAGAGGAGACTCTAACCTACAACAGTACAGTAATAGCGGCTCTTTTTTCAATGGGCAATTTCTCTATTCAAACGTTTTAGTTGTGGATAGAGAATACGTGAGTAACCTGCAGATAAGTAATGTTGCAGCAAATTACATCCCGTTTGCAAACAGCAATGGTATTCTCATAGGGGACTCTAACCTACAACAGTACAGTAATTCCGGCTCTTTTTTCAATGCGCAATTTCTCTATTCAAACGTTTTAGTTGTGAATAGAGAATACGTGAGTAACCTGCAAATAAGTAATGTTCTATCAAATTATATCCCGTTTGCAAACAGCAATGGTATTCTCACAGGAGACTCTAACCTACAGCAGTACATTAACTCCGGTGGCTCTTTTTTCAATGGGCAATTTAACGGTTCAAACGTTTTAGTTGTGAACAGAGAATACGTGAGTAATCTGCAAATAAGTAATGTTCCATCAAATTATATCCCGTTTGCAAACAGTAATAGTATTCTCACAGGAGACTCTAACCTACAACAATACAGTAATACCGGCTCTTTTTTCGGTGGGCAATTTTACGGTTCAAATGTGTTGGTCGTTAATTACGAGTATGTGCAGACTCTCCAAATCAGCAACGTCCAGTCAAATATGATAGCGTACGCAAACAGCAATGGTATTCTCTCCAGTGATTATGGGTTGAGATACAGCAATGATGGAGGAAGCAATATATTGGCGGTCAGCAATGTCATCATCGAAAATTCTACAAAGTTATCGAATATCCAGACGACGTCTAGTCCCTCCAACGTTCTGGTTCTAAGTAACGACGGAACGGTCCTGCAGTGTTCAGCGATAAATGTAGTGGGTGCTACGGGTGCTACGGGTGCTACGGGTGCAACGGGTGCAACGGGTGCAACGGGTGCTACAGGGGTTACGGGTCCGACAGGCCCTATAGGTGGAAGCAATACCCAGATTCTGTTCAACAACTCGGGAGTTGCGGCAGGAAGCTCAAGCATGACATTCAACTCAAATACCAGAACCACAACGCTACGTTCTCTGGATGTCACAGATGGTATAGTAGGTAATCTGAACATGAACACATGTAATATCACGAGCCTAGGAACTCTCGACTTCACGCCTGCATTGAGAGTAGTATCAGGATCATACACGACAACATATACGAATAGTCGCATTTACTACGTCTTCACGTCAAGTGCCGTTATCACTACGACAATTGCGTATACAGTGTCATATGCTGCCGTTGGTGGTGGTGGAGGTGGAGCAGGCAACGTTGGAGGTGGTGGAGGTGCGGGCGGTCTTCAGACAAACGACTATGGATCATTTTCGTCCTCCTTGCCATACGCCTCTCAATCAAACGCAATTACCTCGCCACTTCCGGCTGGAACCTATACCATTACGATTGGTGGAGGTGGGTTAGGATCAACAGGGGCAGATGGAACCAATACGATCTTTGCACTATCTGGGGGGTCAGTTCTTGTGAATGCTTCAGGTGGCGGTGGATCTAGTCGCAGCGGTGGGTGTGGCTCTGGTGGGACCGGTGACGGCAGTGGACTTCCACCTGGATATGGTTCACAGGGAGGTAACGGTGGATTGGGAATAGGGGCGGAGGACTATGTTGGTGGTGGAGGTGGAGGTATCGGTGGTGATGGAGGTAATTATTCAGGCTACAACGGAGGTGCGGGTGGAGTTGGTCTTGTTTACACTCCTCTGAACATGTCTCTTGGTGGCGGAGGAGGAGGCGGAACTTCTTACCTTAATGGGGGTGCTATAGGAGGCGTAGGAGGAATTGGAATAGGTGGTAGTGGAAACAGTAGTGGCGGGCCAGGGGCGACTTCAGGGGCACCGAATACTGGTTCAGGAGGCGGAGGTGGAGGAGCCGACGGCGGTTCTGGTATTTTCATCCTGTCTTACCCGTATGCCCTCACTATACTAGGGACTATAGGTGGTAACACATCCAATGATCTCCAGATATCATCAACCTCCAATATCGTAATTGCTCCGTCTACGGGCGGAGTCACAATTTCGGGTCTCTCGTCCAACGCGTATACTGGTAGCGTTCTATCTTTCAACAGCGGAACGGGGGCGGTCACCTACAGCACTCTTCTGAATGCTACGGGTGCAACGGGTGCAACGGGTGCTACGGGTGCTACGGGTGCTACGGGTGCAACGGGTGCTACGGGGCCCATCGGGGGAAGCAATACCCAAATCCTATTCAATAATAGCGGTGCTGTCGGAGGCAGTTCAGCAATGACGTTCAATGCTTCATCGGGTATAACAACTCTGAGTGCCCTGACTCTGAACACAGCCAAAATTACTCTCGGATCCAATGCGGGGGTCACAAACCAAGGCCTATTTTCAGTTGCGGTAGGGAATGCAGCCGGTCAATCAAATCAGGGATCAAACGCTGTAGCTATCGGATACAATGCTGCAAATATAAGTCAGGGAATATATGGGGTTTCAGTAGGCAATGGGGCAGGGCAATCGAATCAGGGATCCAACTCCGTTGCGATGGGATACCAAGCTGCAATGTCAAACCAGGGTACATTCTCAGTAGCTCTAGGAAACCAGGCGGGAAATATCAGTCAGGGGCTTACGTCAGTTGCTGTGGGAAGTGTAGCTGGATACAATACTCAATCTGCCGGTGCCGTCGCAGTGGGTGCGGCTGCTGGACAAATTACCCAGGGGACAAACTCTGTAGCCGTAGGATACATCGCAGGATACAGCAATTTGGGTAATTATTCGGTGGCGATCGGATACAAGGCTGGTGAAACGGGGCAGATCTCCAATTCCATCGCCATTAACGCAACCGGCGGAGCACTCAATCCCGCGTCCTCCGGGTTCCACGTAGCCCCGGTTCGGTCGGTCACCACTACCCAAAACCCGATTCTGTCCTACAACACCTCTAGCGAGATCATAACGGGTGGAGCACTCACCACGTCGTATACTGGAAGCAATCCGGGTCTCCTGATTACTGGAAACGATACGGTTGGTGGAGATGGTTACATAAACTTCCTGCGTGTCTCCAACAGTTATGGCGGTACAAGCCCGTCTAAGACATTTCGTATCAACAACATTGGAACTATGGAGCTGATCAATAGTGCGTATACCTCCAATATTTTCAGTATAGCCGACACTGGACTTCTAAGTGTGGGAGGCGGGTTCACGGCAGCTACCTTGTCCAACTCGGCTACAACGAACTATCTTTCGTTCGCCGGAAATTCCGATATCTATGATGACGGCAACTTCCATATTCACACAAGGAACAGTGGAGGGTCTATGTGGATCAACACGAGCGGTGGGCAGGTCAATTTGATTTCTCAGAACGTGGCTGGAGGATCACTGGGAACAGGTGTCGGTATTGGAACAGCCACTCTCGTTGCATATTTAACGGTGAACGGAACGAAGACATACGCGGTCAACAATTACGGATATCTTGCTCAGAGCGGTGCGGGTCAGATTCCAGGAGGGTCTGGTAACGTCGGATACAGTATTTATGCGAGCGGTCGTATGCAGGCTGTTGAGTTTGATGCCACCTCCGACGAACGCCTCAAGGATATTTCGGGTGGAATTACGGCCGAGGATGCGATACGGTTTGTCCAGAGCGTGAGTGGAATGTACTACTCCTGGAAATCTGATCCATGTGCAGGACTCCATAGCGGTTTCATTGCCCAGGATATTCACAAGGCTGGGTTTGACCATATGGTTTCGGCGATTTCCAATTCATCTATGGTCGGTCAAGTAGACGATGACGGGTTCACACACCCGGAAGGAGCCCAGCTCACCCTGAATTACAGTGCAATCACACCTTACCATCACGAAGCCATCAAGGTTTTACTTGATCGTGTCGCACGGTTGGAAGCTCAGATCTCAAGTTTACTTCACTAGATTGTCTTTGTAGGCAGAATACAGCTTGGAACTCACGACCTCCTGCATTTCCAGGGTGAACGAAAAGTTACCAAACGTCTGAAGGACCCGACCGTAACAGTCTGTGAGTTTCAGTTTGATCACGGAAATGTTCTCGGGTTCGGGGAAAATAACTTTATTGGTGATGGTATTGGCTCCATTCGCATAAATTACAGTGTTCTTGCTTGCGTTTACCACGATCTTCGCGAAGGCAGGAACAGCTGTTCCGTTGAACGAAAGGTGATCAATAGCCTCGTATTTCTCAAGACTTAGGAGAACGTAGGTGTTTCCGTAAAGATTGGGCAGGCTTTCGGACGTGTACGACGAATTTCCCGAATACGTGTTACTCGTGAATCCCAAGTAGGATCCAAGACCTGTATCGAATGTCCGCAGATTGGCTTCACGAGTAATACAGCATACATTGCCAGGAACAGGTGTGAAATCCATAGTGAACGCTCCTGAAGCCGAGATCGTGCATTTGGTAGTCACTGCATCAAATGTCACACTTAGTGAGATGGTGGGTGCTGCAGTAGACACCATAGCCGATGCGAGAGTCGTAGTCGTATAATTTCCATCTGAGATCGTGCGCTGGGATCCACTCACTGTGAAATTCGTGTTTTCAAGATTGGCAGTAAAATCATACCATGTATTCGGCAGTTCAATGCTGGAGAGGCGGAGAGATGTGATGTTCTTGTACGTCCTGGGCAGACGGATGGTACATGCCGCCGCACCTGTAATGGTTGGGTTATCACGGAAGCGGGTATCTACGTTAACGATGCGAGCCACGGATTCGGTGGCATAGACTGCGCCGTAGGTTGTTCGGTCCTGGAATCCTCCAACAGGTCGCATAACGGGTCCACTCATTGTCTATTATAACTTGATCACGACAGAATTCTTGGCGGACTTACGTTCCGATCCTCCCGATCGTTTGAGGACGGACTTGCGGGCGGGTTGAGGAGGCGGAGGACCGCTGGCAAATGTCATGGGGGCCGTCGGAGCCTGGGTGGGCGGCATGGGGGAGGTATTTACAACCTTCTTCTCCTCCTTATTAATCTTGTTCAGGATATCACCGATTCCAAGTCCAGTGACTGATGGCATCTTCATTTCACGAGACGGAGCCTTCAGGGGGATGGTGCGTGTCGGTGCGGGAGGAGCCTGCTGCTGCGGTGGCGGAGTATTCACACCTCCGAGGAACGACATCAGACCGGCGAGGGGGTTATCGAAATTGGACGGAGGCATCTGTGATGGGGATGGGGCGGGGGCGGAGGGGAATGTGGGGACTGTCGCACGCTGCTGCTGCTGTGCCTGCTGACGGAACTGTTCCGTCTGTCCCTGCATCGCCTGTGCTGCCATCTGCCGAGCAATATCGGGGTTCTGGCGCAGGATCTCCTGGATATTCGGGACTGGAGCCTTCATTGCCATCTGGTTGGTGAGGTGGACCATGTAGACCATGAAACAGGTGCGCATGGGGATACGCACGAGCGGGTGCATCCGCATCTGGTCGCCATACAGATCATACAACTCCTCGAAATCCTCTTCGAGATCGCCCACGTTCATCTGGGCGCTCTGGGACAGACCATCGAGCTGGAGACCGAACATCTTGATCATTCCGACATTCTTGGATCCCCACTCCATTGCGGACATACCCGTAATAAACCACTCGGAAAACTGCTTGATGGTGGAATCCATCGCCTTTTCCTTGCGCACAAATTCTAGTTCCATCTCCATCTCGTCCAGCGGCGAGTCCATGGTGAACCGCTTGCGGATGGGGACACCCAACTTATTGAGGCGCTCGAACTTACGTAGGAGCTCATACTTCTTCTTCATGATGGCATCCTCGGACATCTTGGGGGCTGGGTTGACAGGCTTGAGGTAAGCTTCAGCGTTCAGGTTCTCAACACCGTCCCACGTCTTGGTGGCACCTACATCCTCGGCAGACGGGACGAGGCGGGGCGGGGCGGCAGGCTCGGACGGAAGGTCTGTGAAATCCAGGTTGACAGACTCCATCTCGGGGAGTTTCGTATTGGCGGCAGCCATCGCCGATGTGTTCATTAAGAGATCAGCGCCGGGAACGTCCATTCTTACTATTATGTCTCACACGCATCCTCTTTGTAAGATGTAAACGCGAACGCCGCCGAGTCTTGCGTCCGCCTTTCAACTTCGCAAACTCCCTGCCCTCCACGATCGTCTTGTACTCGCCCATTCCCGACCTTGAACATCCAGAACAAATATACGACCGATTTCCGCTTCCCAAATCTGGTGCGCTGGGTTCGTATTTACAAACACATACTGCAGGAAACTGAACAGGCGGGGGGCGGGGGGCGGACGCCGCCGCCGCTGAAAATGACGTAGGGGATGCGGGGGGAGTGAAGGATGCCGAATCCATTGTCGAAACTCGAGGCCGTTTCGTCAACAACTCTTCTGCGGCCGATTTCATAGTTTCTTTCGCTGTGGTTTTAAGAACATCTTTCACACCTTTCATGAATTGCGAACGAAGAGCGGGTCCGAGTCTGGACATCTTCACCTATTATACTGGATGCTCTAAGAAATACAAACCCTGCAAAAAACTGTCCGCCAAATCGTCCTTCTTTTTATGCGATCGGAAGAATGCGTGCTGGGATGGGGGGCACAGGAGTTCACAGTGTGTGATCCCTGTCTTCTTGCGACCACGATACGTTCCCGTCGCATCAGCAACACACACGATATTGTCCAGTTTATGGATGGCAGATACTCCCTTTGTCCGGAATCCACGACAGGCAAAATACATATGAAGCATCGCTTGGACCGCAAACATCCGCCTATCCATCTGATTCTCAAAAATGATGAGATCCGCACCTGTCCACCAGTGTTCACGCCGACCAAGCGAGTCAATGATATCACCCACCAGATCCAGGACTCCGCCGCCAGGAGCACGGGCGTTCCCCTTGAATTTCGTCCACCCCGAGGCTAGCATAGCTGTGGAAATATGGGCTACCAGATCTTTCTTGGTGGGTTTGCCAGTATACCCGATCGCAATCCCCTGTAACTCTGCTATCGTCTTCTTTCCCAGTGCAGTCTTGGTCAGCGTCAAGTTCTTGGGACGATGACGGGAACATGCCTGGGTTCCAGTTCCAGCCTGGCTCCACATAGCAGGCTTGGCACACTTGAAGCAGGATGTGCGGGTATGCCCGTTCTTTTCCCCGACTACATCGATCACATCCCAGTGAGCAATACACATATCTGTCCTGGACGTTCCTTCCAGGACACATACGGCTAAATTCCTAATTCCAATATCAAAACTGACTAGTTTCATTTGTCTCACGACGCTGCTTGTATGAGAGAAATTAGTGTCGACTTTTTATCGCTCTTACTATACGGAATCCCCTTCGATGTAAGCATCTCACGAAGTTGGACTGCCGTCTTTCCACCCAGCATAGCCATATCCTCGCCCATCAGCTCGACATCCTCATCTTCGTGAACACTCACACGGTCGTCGTCCTCCTGAGGAGGAGGGGTCTCCTTCTCCTTCTCCGTCTCCGCCTCGGCCTCCGCCTGCGACTCGGGGGCAGGGGCGTGCAGTTCATCTTCGTGGGAGACTTCCGGTTCCCCCTCGGATTCCGGCTGAGACTGGGCAAATGAGGGAGGCGGGGCCGTGATGGCAATCGCCAGGGCATTGATCGCCTGAGCCATGCGGGACTGCTGAACATACATCCACGCAACCAGTCCAGTTAGAATCAGAACAATTCCGGCAACGAGGGCTACGACACCATGAAAGAATTCCATGTTTCCTAGTTTACCTTGTTGGACACTTAAAAATCGTCCGAATCAAACTTGATCGTCATGTCCTCCTTCTTGGCGCCCACCCCCGCCTTGGAATAATCCGATACTTTGCGCTCAAAGAAGTTGCCCTTACCCTCCATCGAGATCATCTCCATGAAATCAAAGGGGTTCTGGACGTTGTAAATCTTGGAGATACCCAGCTGAACGGCGAGACGGTCGGCTACGAAGCGGATATACTGCGTCATCAGCTTGGAATTCATGCCGATCAGAGAGCACGGCAGAGACTGGCATATGAATTCGGTTTCAATGTCCACAGCAGATGTGATGATGTCCTGGATCCGTTCGGCGGGAATCGAAGATTCAAGACGGTACATCTCCACTGCGAACACCGTGTGCAATCCTTCGTCACGAGAAATCAGTTCATTGGAAAAAGTGAGACCGGGGAGAAGACCACGCTTCTTCAGCCAGTAAATCGCACAGAACGCCCCGCTGAAAAAGATGCCCTCGACACATGCGAATCCCACGAGACGGGTCGCAAACGATTCCTGGCTATCGATCCACTTGAGTGCCCACTCACCCTTCTGGCGAATACACGGGATTGTGTCAATGGCTCGAAATAGATGAAGCTGTTCGTCCTTGTCCTTGACATACTTGTCGATGAGGAGGGAGTAGGTCTCCGAATGCACACCTTCCATCGCATTCTGGAACGCATAGAATAGGCGAGCAACCGGGCTCTGCACATCTCGCTGGAACCGGGTCGCCAAGTTCTCCTGGACAATCCCGTCGGCACCGGCAAAGAATGCGAGGACCTGCTTCACAAAAAACTGTTCGTTCTGAGTCAGGCTATCCCAATCATTCTCATCCTTTGAAAAATCAATTTCCTCGGGGGTCCAAAACGAGGCGACGGACTGTTTGTAGAGCTGATACAGCTTGGTCTCGTCGGACTTGATGGGAAATAGCGTATACCGGTCGCCGAGGGTTGCCATTGTGATGTATATAGGACGCAGAAAGTAGTTAAATCCTTTCCGTCTATTAAAAACAATACGAGACGATGAGCGTAGCACCGCCTCCCGCAACCTATACTGCGACCAATGATCTGAACATATTGAAGAACATTTTTGTCCCTCAATACAAACTCAGCAACGGGTATTACCATGCGTCTGTGAATAGCCAACTGCCAGGAAACGTCACCGTCGGAGATACAACGACAAACTATGCCATTACGCTGAACGGGGCTCGTGTGACAACGTTGTCGGACGTGCAACTCTGGGCACATTGGTATGCTTCAGAGAATCTCAATATGAATTCCAATCTAATCTACAATGCCTCAAGTCTAAAGTTTTTGGGAGGAAGTCTCACAAGTCCTTACACGATTGATGCGACAAGAGGAACGATCAATGTCTCCCAATACTGGCTGAAAGGTGCGGCACTCACACTGTCGGGTGGTCTGCCCGCATGGTCTGCTTACCCTGCCATCTCGAACGTCAATATGAACGCCAAATCCATTTCGGGAGTCGGATTCATCTCCTTATCCTCCGGCGGAACACTACTGAGCCCAGCATCCAATGCGCTTTCCTTCTCGAATGCTTTTGGAGAACAGATGCGTATCACCGCCTCGGGATCCCTCAGTATTGGAACAACCGTTGGTATCTCAGGATATTCACTGAACGTCAGTGCGGCGTCTATGTTTTTGTCGAACATCGTGGTGGCTAAGGATCCCGTCAATAATGAGGGAAATGCATTCTTCGTGAATATTTCGACTGGCGCCGGATCAGATTTTGATGCACGTATTGGTGCGAGAGGGGGAAACACAAACCTGTTCCTTTGCACAGGAAACGCATTCCCAAACAAAGCTCAACTTGATGTGGCTGGGAATTTTACCGTGTTACGAGGATCGCTCATAACGTCTGATGTTACCCTGTGTAGCTACATAGGCGGAGTCGGACTCCAGAACTCTTATGTCACATCACGACTCAATATCTCGCTCATAAGCACGTCAACCCTTACATTGACGGCACCGACGCAGTCCACGACGTTCTTATTGACGGTGTCTACTACCAGCCTCGTCCTTCCGGGAGCAAACGCATCGAGGGGAATGTATTGGGCAGTCAAGAATGTATCGTCTGGAAGCATGAATATTACTCCGACCGTAGGAAGTATTCTGAATATGCCAAATCCGTTCACCATGCTTTCAAACGCTCTTCTGACTATCGTCTATTCTGGAACCCCCAGTAACTACTATGCGCTTTAGGCAGGAGGGACGTGGGAGCAAAGCGATAGTTGAGGAACGAGGAACGAGTGACGTTAAGGAGCGAACTTTGCATATGGATGTGTGGACGGCAGAGAACTCTGCAGACCCCATTTCCAAGCAAGGTATCCCTCTACTTGTTGACGTTGGGAGGTGGTGAGAGCGGTGTTGAAAATCAACACTTCATATACATTCGCATTTAATCCAGGCCAGGTATAGTTTCCACCTATCATAGCTCCCGCCCAACTTGTTAATGCGGAACTGCTTCGGCTTGCACTTGCCGCTATAGATCCACTTAAGAATGAGTATTGAGTTGATGCAGTTGTAGAATACATGAAGCAGCTTAAAGTAGGAGCTTCCCCTGCCGAATATGAAGGGAAAGTCGTATCTAAATCATTACCATAAAACGCAAATCGCCATCCTACAGGATTTCCAACGGGTTCATACCCAATCAATAAATTTTGATTTCCAGTCTGTGCCGTTCCCCGCAAAATAAAATTTTCGTTATTAGCTGTTCTCTGTGAAACAAAAAACACTGTAAAAGAAGTATTTGATACAGCAGCTGCAATAGATGATGGGAATGTTAATTGCTGCGCACCTCCGGTCCATTGAACAGCCTTCAAAGTAGATGAATATGTAGGATAAGTTCCACTTGAACTTGTAGGCGAATTTCCAAAACCACTCTTGTCCGCCCATGCAGTCACCGACGTCGTTCCGGTAATCGTAGACGCATCAGCCGCATCCAACCATAGAGCTATTCCCGGTACCGAGGTGGGCATGAAATTGGTGGAACGGGTGGGTCCAGCGGTCTTGTATGGATGTGTGGACGGCAGAGAACCCTGTAGACCCCATTTCCAAGCAAGGTATCCTTCAATCTGCTGACGTTGGGCAACGGTGGGTAGTTGAGTAAAATAAAGAAATTCCAGGAAATTTCCACAGACTCCTCGTTCTACGCCTGTACCTACAATAGATATCTTCGTGTTTACATTTGTGGAACCGAACGGAGTACCGAAAATATTGTATGCATTAGTAACTCCAGTCACAGCCGGAGTATTATTTTCAAATCCCGTAGGTGAATAGTTTTGGGGAGGATTGTATCCGTTCAAGGTCGCAACACCGAAGTATCCTATACGATTTGTTCCAGCACCCACAGGCGTGTCTAGAATCCATATTCCGCCAGGCGTAATACGAAGTCCGTAGTCAGCTGCTCCCGTCAGATATCCCAAAAACGTATTAAACCCGGTAATTTTGCAAACACCATAAAAGTAGAAATTGGATGTTATCGTTATATTTGACGTGCTCTCCATCTGAGAAAATGTTGCGTTCGGTAGATTCACAACACTTGGATACCCAGTCGCAGTATCTTTTGATACGACGAACGTATTCACTCGTCCGACATTAAAATGATTGTTTGTGCCGCTCTTGTCTCTCCACTGTGTTAGAAACCCACCCGATGTTACAAGAGTTGACGGTTCGGCAGCGTCAAGCCAAGCCCATAATCCAGGAATAGACGTGGGCGAGAATGGTGCGTCCACGGGTCTAACATTCTTGTATGGATGTCCCATCGGAAGCTGGCTCTGAATCCTCCATTTCCATGCGAGATACCCCTCTACCACGAATCTCTGACTCTCAGTGAAATACTCGGAGAAACACAGGAACTCGTGGAGGTAGAAATCTTGCAGTGCTGGATTTGTTCCAATATACCCGAGATTCCATGGGGACGAGGATGGAACTGACGGTTGCCAGGACACTGATTGACCATTCACCGTAGACACTACATTCGTGGGAGTTGCAAACCCGTAACTTCCTACCCCTATCTTCGAAGTAATAGCCGCATTCATTTGAGAATAAAGAATAGACGTTGTAGTGGACAAGACTCCAGGTAATGGATTTCTATTCACTCTAGCGTCCGATTGAAGAGGACACGTAACGTTTTTATCAACGCACATCAATCCAAACGACTTTCCAACTGCGGGGGTTGTAGTTGTCACGTAATCTCCCGTAAACGCTTGAGCATTGCTACCACTTATTGTCGCAAGCATGAAACATGTTCCAACTCCACTCGCTATCGCAGCACTCACAGTTCCACGGAGAGCATTCTCTCCAGAAAAGTAGACTCCTGGCAAATATGGCCCGTTAGTATTAGAATATGTTGGGGCGCTGGCCGGCGTGCCTAGAAATACATCGGACGTCGCAGATTTATCATACCATTGTGTAACTTTGCCTGATGATTGAAGAATTGTATCCGAATCCGCAGCATCCAGCCATGTCGTCAAACTCGCAATTTGGGCGGGGGTATTGAGTGCATCCGTGTCAACTACAGTCGCTCCAGTCGGTGATATCTTAGAAAATGGATGGTTGGGAGGCAGAGTACCCTGGAGAGCCCATTTCCACGCAAGGTATCCTTCGAGAAGTTGCCGCTCTGACTTCTCAAAGTACTGGTTATAGACTACAAGTTCCCCGAAGTTCATGATCGGAGTAATGCCTGTCGTGGTATTCGCTCCGATATACATAGTAGTTGCACTTCCCGGTATCGCATTAGACCCGATTACAGGAATTCCACCGTTCACAGAAAGGTAGAAATTGCTATAATCCCATGCGAAAAATACAAGATTTGTTCCTGAAGTCATTGCTAAGGTTAATGGGGTTGTATCACCCCCAGTTGCTCCAGCATAATTGTTTTGGAGTTTTAGGGTTGTTCCCGCAGTGTATGTAAGAAGGGGACCCCATGGAGCAGTGCCAGTAGACGCTCTCCATGTAAGAATAGGGAGATCACTTCGAGTGTCTGCGATATTGAATACGAAGAGGACAGACCCTTCAGATGTAGAAGGCAGACTGGTTTTACTCAGATAGTTACTACTGTTCCCGGGAAAATAGAGCGATGGAAGATTGTTGATATTGGATAGCTGGAACTGGTTTACAGTTCCGACGTTTACTGTAAACGACCCACCAACACGATCGGCAATGCTCGCTGTGGTCTGTCCCGGATACGTCATATCCAGCCAGGATACAAGTCCTAAAATCGTGGTGGGAAGGGTTGGCGGGATCCACTGATCTCCCGATGGTTGAAAGCTCTTGTAAGGATGAGAGAACGGGAGCTGGTCCAATAATCCCCACTTGGACGCAAGGTATCCTTCCACACTTTGACGGTCCGTGGAAGATAAAGCGTTGGACGTAGCAATGAATTCGCAGAGATGGAATCCGCTGGACGTGTAAAGAGTCGTGGAAGAACCGATGTAGAAAGGAGTGTTAACGGCTTTGTTCTGGAATGCGACTGCCGCCGTAGAAAGATCGTTGAATCCAGGGACGCCGGTGATACTATTGGTAGAAACGTTGAAGGAGGCGAAGGTATAGTTCATGCCCGTGTAACTTGGGACACCAAACGAAATATCGCCCACAACGTACTGGTAGGGGGAGTAGAGAACGCTATTGGACTGGCATAATCCGAATGCACTGCTATCCATATTCGATCCGATTCCGATATTCATGGCAGAGGCGACAGTTGGGCACTGGTACACGGCCACGAAGGATTTGGAAACGGGGGTAGTGGAGTTCAGCGTAAACGGTCCGGTATACGGAACCGAAGAGTATGGGTGGGTAGTATCAAGTTTGTCCCGCAGTCCCCATTTGGTAGCGAGGTATCCTTCTACTTGTTGACGTTGGGAGGTGGTGAGAGAAGTGCTGAACACTATAAGTTCGTGGATTGTACCCTGATACCCCTCAGCAGCAGTATTATCAGCCGAATTGTAAAATCTTCCAATAGATAACCCAGAGCTTTCTAAAGCAGTGATGGATGATACTGCAGAACTTTGTAAAAATCCATTCTTATATATGGACTGAGACGTCGCAGCAATATTTGCGACAATTAAATTCTTCTGACCTGCTACTGAATTTTCAAGTAATGTAGACGCAGTGTAAGATTGTGCTCCAGGTGCACTACTGACATATCCTCTAGGAGTTGTTCCCAACATATACGGAAAAATTACAAATGCGCTTCCACCCTGACCCTGAAAACTGAAGAGTCGGGTATTTCCCGTTGCATTTCCGTTTGTGATGGTTGGATTATGAACAGCAATTAAACAGTGATTTTGAGTAGAAATTTTTAATGATGATGCGATAAAGAACTGGGTGGCGTTAAATGTGATTCCATTGGTGCTTGATACGTAATTTGGTCCGCCTGTTGTAGTTACAATTGTCCCAGTTCCATTTCCACCTCTTCCTATTCCGTGGTTTCCATTTCCCGACTTATCGCTCCATTGTGACATATTGGTCCCTGACTGGAATGCGATCGTAGACGCATCAGCCGCATCCAGCCACAGAACACATCCCGGAATAGTCGGAGCACCCAGTCTCGAAGTTAAGGTTGAGATCATCTGAGAACCCTTACCAAAAAAGACCGACGGTTGACCCGTCGTCGTGGTAGAGATGATGGGTAGAGGAAAGGGAGAAAATACGGGTACCGATGATGGCACAGAATAGGAAAGTGGAATGTTCCATTTCTTGGAAAGGTATCCTTCCACCTGCTGACGTTGAGTGTCGGTTATAGGACCAGTAAAAACAATGACTTCCCGTATGTTTCCAACGAAGTAGCGGGGGTTGGTACCACCAAATAGCGAGGATAATGTAAATTTTGTTGTTCCAGATCTATTGAAAAGCCCATAAATAATGTTCGGTCCAGATGGAAGTGTAATTTTCCCACTACTTCGCACTCCTAAATTTCCATTAATATAGTATGCAGAATTATACCCAATATCGCCAGCATCCGCAGAAAGAAGACCTGTTGTACTATTACCAAGGCGTATAGAATAGTCGCCTAGATTAATCGGAGTTATATCCGGGCATGCAAATATCATAGAGATAGCATCGGAAGCAACAGAAGTTGACTCACAGACTACGAATACAACCGACTGGTTATTTGTGATTGTCGTTGAAAGTGCTGAAGTCATGAGTCCCCCGCTTGCAAACGTGACCTTATTTGATGCGTAACTTACACCAGTTTGTGTGAGAGACATATTATTCCCGTTTCCCGACTTATCCCTCCACTGCGTCACCGACGTTGTTGTTCCCGTGATCGTAGACGGATCGGCCGCATCCAGCCACAATGCACACCCTGGAATCGAAAATGTTGATGATGTAACCACAGTATTTCCATTACTCGACCGATCGGACCAAGAGGTGACTCCATCAGCAGTAGAAGTAATAGTGGAAGTTTCTTTGGCGTCCAACCACATCGCCAAATTCGATAGACGAGATGGAATGAACCGTTCCTTGTTTACGAGAGACGTGGACATCCTCTTCCTTCTTGTTATACTCCATTCATGACTTTTTGGATGGAAACAACCGATACTCCCGAATGCTTGGAGAAGTCTTTCAGCATTGCTCTGGTCTCTGCTTTCGAGAGCCCTTCACACAAGACTCGGGCAATCATTCCCGAGACCATGACTTTCGGTGTATGTTCCAGTTCCTCGTCGGGGGATTTGAAGATATGCTGGATGGTTGCCAAGATCTCGGTGCGTTGGTGTTCCTGGATGGACAGTCCGTTCATCATGCGCTCGGCGAGGGATAATTGAGTCTTCAAGAGAGGGTTCTCTTCGGCATGGATCCCGAAAGTCTGGATCGCCTTGGAAAGAGCACGAGTGGAGACGTTGACGATAGCCGCAATTTCCTCGTGGGTTCGGGATACACCCATACGGCGACACGCTACAAAGAACACTGCACCCATCAGAGCCCTTCTCGTCTCCCCCCTGAGTTTCAGGGCGTCTTCCTGACCACGAAATAGGGCGCAGGCTTCCTGGAGAATAGCTTTGGTGAATCCGTTACGGTAAGCGTACTGGTTCAGTGTTTCCAGAGCAGCGAGCCAAGATCTCTCGGAATGGGAGGCGAGGGACCATGCCGATAAGCGCTGAATGCTCTTGAATGCCGGGGATGACGTTTTCTTGTTCATAGCCATAGATCCATACGATGAATCGGGAAGCAATTGGTTGATGGTTAGACCGACACGAGTAGGATCTTCATTCCGGTCTTCGGCTCCGTAATATCTCCACTCCGCACCCTCATCAATCGTTTGCTCCATAATGGTTCCACATGCTGTGCACACTCTCTGACCCTCTTCTACCCTGATATCCTTCTCCGAGTGTTCATCACACATAGTTGTGGTTGTGCTCCAAGACATCTAAGTATCTCAACGTTCGTTTTTATCGGTTCATAGAATGACGCAGGAAATCCATAGCAGAGTCATCGTAGACAAACGGACGGTAATCCGCCCCTGATTTCGGAGGAGCACGTAATCTACTAGATTGGGTCTGAGGTTTAATCCACGAAATCACGAGAGTCAGAGTGGGTGTGATCCATACATGGAACCCCTGTTCTACAAGAGCATCCCTAACATACTCTATAGCTTCACGGTGGTCATAAAGAGGATATCCAAACACAAAGGAAGGAACATCGTAGACAAAATAGGGTGCAGCAGGGTTGTGAATAGCATAGGTTTTCAGTTGCGACGATAAATTGGAAAGAACCGGGCGCATCGCTTGCATCTTGGACGTTTTGCGTTCTTCCTCCTGCTTCCATAGGTCTTTGGCCCGAAGCATTTTCATACACGCAGAAAAGAAGCACCAATGAAATACACGGGTCTAGCTTTAAATGGCGGGGGGATGCGAGGAGTTCTTCAGATCGGAGCACTCCAGGCAATAGCAGAAGAAACAAGCGAGAAGTTGCTTCACAATATCTTTACCGACGGAGTCTACGGTATTTCCATGGGTGCGCTCATTGCCACGTTGATTGCGTTTGAGTTCTCAGTGGACGATCTGAGCGTGCTGACAGAGCTACTGGGAAACATGCAGGATGCGTTCCAGCCTCTGCGTCTCCAGGCTCTCTTGGGCTTGACCCAGACAAACGGGATTGACGATGGGTCCAAGATCTATACGCTTCTGGACACAGAGTTCAAGAAGAGGGGACTTGAATTCGGAAACCTTCGGATCGGAGATGCGGCAATCCCTCTCCACATCATTGCCTCAGATCTTTCAACCCTGAAAGTTGTGGTGTTTGGTCAGACGATCAAGGTATGGGATGCCTTGCGTGCCTCGTTTTCCATTCCATACATCTTTACGCCTCACACCATTGAAAATAAACTGTTTGTCGACGGAGCAGTTCTGTGTCGTCGTATCCTTGACGTTGTTCCCCAGAAAGATAGGGAACGGACCTTGTTCCTCGTGACGGCGCAGACCAAGGAGATTACGATAGACAATTATATGTCGGCGGTCGCTTTCAGCCGAAATATCAAGGACACACATTCTATGAAAGACCGATATCCCCTAAACACGTGTCTGCTGATAGAAAACAGCGCACAGATGTTCACGTTCTGGGAATCGGCGGATATTGTTCGGCATCTACTCGGTGTCGGTCGCACCGGATACCATCAGTTCCGGTCCGATAGCCTCCACGAGAAACTCACGTAAGACCGTGACTTTCGGGGGACCCAGGTATTCAAATGTTCGGGAGGACGTCTTTAGTTTGTAGGATGGGTAGGACGCTACCTTGTATTCTGAACACTTCCGATCTGTCTCGCAGTTAATATACTGGATATCCACCGTCTTCCCGCCGTAGGTGCGGTCTTTCACAATAGATTCCAGACTCTTGACAATCGGCTGAGCCTCCTCGGAATACGGGCACCATTTCGTAAAGAAGAACAGAAAATGAGCCTTGTCGTCCGGGATCCCGATTTCTTTGACTTCTTCGACTAGCATACGGCTGGCGGGGGGGTAGCCACGAATAGCCCAGTAGATGCCGATAAAGACGAATAGGGCGACCAATGTGACACCACTTGCGATCAATCCAGTTTTGAGGACGTCCATCTCTCTATTTATTAGGATAGAGAATAGACGTTATTTTCCGTTCACGAGCATACCATTCCCTGTATGCCTGTTGCTGAGGAGTACCAGAAGCCAGTGTCCACATGAGTGCATGTGTTTGGCGCTCGGGTTCACCCAGTTTGGGTTTTACGGTATACCACTTTCCGTTATACCGGAACATTTAGATGTATGGAGTCGCTCCCTTAAAACTTCTTAGAAGCGGGCGGGGAAGCCGACCAGGTTGGCGCCAATACCGAAGCCGGCACCCGTGCGGGCAGACGAGCCGACGGAGGGGGCATAGATGTCGAGGATGGCGAAGACGGCGAGGGCAGTCAGGGCGATCGTGCCGATCTCATCGACACGGAGCTTCTTGCCCGGGAGCAGGTAGCACGCCACGGCGACGGCGAGACCCTCCAGGGCGTACTTGACCAGGCGCTTGACGAGGTCGGCAACGTCAATTCCGGCGGCGGGGGCGGGGGCAGCCTTGGCAGAGGGATCGGACATTTGTTTATACTTGATGAAGGAGAAAAATTCGGGTGACTTGGGATAAGCAAGGAATGTTCTCGCCGTATGTGATTATTATTCTGTACATCTTAGCCATCGTGTCACTGGAAACATGTGCGATGAGCTGTTTCAAGACGTCCATTGAAGACTGGCGGTTCTTCCTCCTCGGCGTCTTCTTTTATTCCATGGTCGGAGTGCTGCTGGTTCAGACGTTCAAGCTCACCGGCATGGCGTTCACGAACGCACTGTGGTCGGGTCTGTCCGTCATGGCGACCACGACGGTTGGAGTCCTCTATTTCAAGGAACGGCTGCACCTCCACGACTACCTTGCGATTGCGATGATTGGCGGGGGCGTCCTGATCTTGAAATTCACCGAGTAGAAGAGTAAGTAATGGACAGCGCTTTATCATCTATCTTCTTTCTATCAGTCGTAGAAATCTACGGCGACTTTGCCCTCAGATTCTACGCCCAGACCAACAATATCACCTACCTTTTTCACGGTATCGCAGGATACGCAGGGGTTGTGTTCTTCCTCATACAGTCTCTGCGATCCGCAAACGTCCTCTATGTGAACGGCATGTGGGACGGCATGTCGGGTATCCTAGAAAGCGCAGCGGCATACGTAGTTCTGGGAGACCGTCTAGAGAAGCCGACACAGTATGTCGGACTTGTCTTGACGTTTGCGGGACTTTTCCTCATGAAGGCGTAATTGATTTACAGTAGCTTCGCAACCATCTTGTGGGTGAAATGCCACACCACTCCAAACACAACGGCATGGGTGAGGTTGGTCGTCATGTGGGACGCACCGGGGGGCAGCGAGACGAGGACGCCGGGGGTCAGGAGATAGAAGAGGACAGCGAGGTATACAGCCATTCCAAACATTTGGTTTGTATATGTGCGGAGAAAAACCATTTTGAGACTGGGGTCCAGTAGATATAAATGAGCTCTTCTTCGACTCGGACCAAGGTTGAACTCCCTACGCACGAGGATGGTGAGCTGGTAGATTACCTCGAGGAGGACCCCGAGCTCCCTAACCAGCGCTACTGCATTGTCTCCTTCATCTCGCCCGAGAAGGTGATCGAGAAGAAGAACGATTTCTTCTTCCAGAGGTTCATTCAGTGGATGGATTATGATTGGAAGGTCAAGGGTCTTGAGCATTTTGCCGCCTACATCTCCACGAAGTATTCGCTGAAGGTGGACGATATCATGAAGGATATTCACGAGTTCGAGAAGACCCACCGTGAGGATATCAAGAAGACGGATGTCCCGGAGCAGTACCAGGTATTCCTCCTCAAGCACGAGAAGGAGGTGCAGGAGGCGTTCGACAGGGCTAATAGCTTCCAGTGCAATATCCGTGGCGTCAAGGTCCGCCGTGCGTTCCCGTCGTATGAGGAGGCGCAGCTGTGGTGCAAGGTTCTCCAGCGCAAGTATCCCAAGGACAACCTCATGATCGGTCGTATGGGCTGCTGGCTGCCGTGGGAGCCCTCTGAGCACCTCATGGAGAACGTGGAGTATGCCAACTCCCAGCTGAACGAGATCATGCGCAAGTACAAGGAGAACGAGTCGAACCGTGAACTGTTCTTTGCGGAGGAGCGTGAGGGTGCGATGAAGGCGCAGCGTGAGGAGAACGCCAAGCGCCGGGCGGAGCAGGCTCAGCTGAAGGCGCTGGAGGCACCCGTTCACCCGGCGGAGGGCGGGATGCGGGAATAATAGTTTATGTGCCCTGTTTCTTTACCCATACTGAAGGTCCACGGCGACTGGACGCAAGTTCGGCGTTGTAATCGTTAGCTGCCAGCATAGTCGACATGAACGGTTTGTTGTCAGCCCACAGGGAATCCGCACACATGTGGAACTGCGGGTGGTCACTAGCCTTATACCAGAACACCTGGTCTTCCAACTTGTTGGACACCGACGAGTTACATATGACAATACATTCATAGTTTTCTGTGCACTGGTCCATGAACTGGCAGAACATCTCAAAGGAGGGAAACATACCTGCGTAGTTTTCGTAGATACGTTTGCGATTTCCAATGATGTTCTCACGCAGAATGAAGACAAAGTCTACGTTCGTGCGCAGAGAGGGTGGGATACCGAGGGGATACTGCATGGTAATCATGGTGGATAAATCGACGTGGCGACCGTTCATGAATACGTAGCGTGTAGACTCCTGCTGAATCCACGTGTTATCGAACAAACAATCGTCAAGAATGAGGAACGCACGAGGATCTACGTTGGATCCAGACCCCCCATTCCCACGCTGCTGTTTGAGCGCCAGCTGACGGCGAATGACGTTCATGATAATTTCAGGTTTGTACTTGTCATGAATGAGTTTGGAGGGAACCATATCCTGGAAAAAGCGATTGGCTACTTCCGTTCCCGAAATCACGGTCCCGATCGGGAACGCATCCTGGTTGTGAAAGAGGATATCACGCACCAAGAACGATTTACCAGTATCCTTCTTGCCGATGATCACGATCATGGGAGATTTGTGGGAGTCCATCGAACATCTCTGCTTGATCGTTTCCATATTGAATTGCCGAATGTTAAAGTTCATTCTACCCTATACTCATTTCTCAGAAGATAATAAGATGGCGAAACACGCATACGCCTACAATATCCACAACGTCCATTTATCGTCCGGTGATTCCATGCGTGTGACAGCCAATATTGTGGTTTTTTCGATTCTATATGCACTTGCGGGCGGGTTCCTCTCGTTTGTTCTCTACTATCTGTTCGACACCTACGATCCCCCAGAATCCGCTGAGTGGGAGACCAAGGGACTTGCGTTCCAACTTACCGATATTGCCCTTGAAATTGCGATCATTGGTCTGGTAGCATTCTGGCTAGTATACTTCATCAATGTGTCAACCCCAATTATTCCAGTCAGGAAAGGACTGGAAGATTTCGTGGACTCGTATACGAGCGGTCTGTTCTTCATGTTTGCTATCTTCATGTTTCTCCAGGACTTTTCAAATAAGATGAGGTATGTCTTCAACCACTTTCTTGGGAACGTCTTTGACAGGATTTTTCCTGCCGAGGGGTCTATCATCGATGGAACTCTGCGGTATAGCGAGAAGCAAAAAGCGGGGGACTATACATAACGGGAATAGGAATGCCAAAGCCAACGCCCGACTTGCGAACATCCAATATCCATTTGGATGTTCAGAAGTGTTCCAATCTCCAGGGGCTTCAGGAACAGGTGCAGAAATTCTGGGGTCTTCGCCGCATCCAGCCTTACTTCCCATCCATCCAGAAACTGTTCAAGCTGGAGAATGTCCGAATGCCATACCATTACGGTCTGAAACTTCGCCTGCCGATCCAGACAATCAGTAGCGATTCAGCCGTCTACGTCTCTGGTCGTGAGGTCCCGATTCATCTGAAGAAGACGATGCTGTATTCTCCTTACCATGTGATGCACGGAGACTATGCGGGGACAGGTCTTCCGAATACGGACGATGTGTCCGCTGAACCCCTGCGGATCCAGAACCCTTACAATGCTGCATACGTTGGATCTCTCGCATCCCTTGTTCTGTCGGAATCGGAGTGCCAGCATTTTCCACGTGTCTACGGCGTATTCTCTGGAATCTCTGAGCGACATGTCCTGGATATTTCCGATGATTACGAGGATCTGTGTGATCGCCCGTGGTTCTCCCAGAACATCGGGCACTTCTTTGACCTGCGTCTACGCAAGCCCGAGGTCCCTGTTCTTGAACTTGCCGAGTCTTCTGAGGATATTGATTTAGGAGCAGTAGATTTGGAGCCTATGAATATCCCTACTCCCCCAGTTCTCCCCTCTGCGTTCGATGGGGATGCTGAAGAGACACCAGAAGAAATGGGCGAGTCAGATAGCTGTTCCACCGACTACATTTTTGGCGTTCGGTCGTGTGCGAGCGATAGTGAGGATGAAGATGAGGAGGGTGACAGCGAGAGCGAAGAGACTGGATCTGGGTTTTCACAGGAGGAGCACGATGAGGCGTTTGCCCATGCCATATTCAAAGATGCTCCTATTCAGATCACGGTGATGGAGAAGTGCGAGGGGACACTGTATACCCTGTTCAAAGAGAACCATGATGTTTCGAAGCGGTGTGCGTGGATCGCCCAAGTCATCTTTGCACTGGCGTATGCCCAGCGGACGTTTGCGTTTGTCCACAACGATCTCCATGTCATGAACGTGATGCATGTCCCCACGACCGCCGAGTTTTTCTACTACAACGTGGGCGGCAAGAGTTATCGTGTTCCCACGTATGGAAAACTGATTAAGATCATCGATTTCGATCGGGCTTCGTTTTCCGTGAAGGTCCCGAAAATGAAAGAGTCGAAGTTCTTCATGTCTGACCAGTTTCACCAGGATGAAGAGGCGGGGGGACAATACAACGTAGCTCCGTTCTATAATCCCAAGTATCCCGAAATCAAGCCGAATCCGTCGTTTGATCTAGTCCGTCTTGCTACCTCCCTGTTCTGGGACTGTTTTCCAGATGGACCCGATGACAAGTATGTCTCCAATCCACTGTTCAAGATGTTCATGACATGGCTCACACTTCCCGATAGCAAATCTATTCTGTTCCGTGATCCGGAAAACGGAGATTTCAGTGAACGTTACCGGGGGTTCCACCTGTATAAGGCGATTGCCAGGTACTGCAGAGATACTGCAGTGCCTCGCAAACAAATTGAAAAGTTTGGCTCGGTTTACATTACGGATAAGGTTCCGAGGGGAGAAGCGTGTCTAGTGATTGAGTAAATTGATTACTTCTTCTTGTGGCACTTGCCGTCCTTCATCTCGTAACCCTCATTACAGGACTTGCACTTGCCGTCACTTCCGCACGAGCCGTGCTTGCAGTCGCAGGCTCCCTCCTTTCCGCCGTAGAGCACTGACCAGGCAGCGGCGTGGGTGAAATGGTAGGCTAACGCAAACAGGACACCGTGCGTGGCAGCAACGACCAGCTTCGATGAACGAGGGGGCAGGGTCACAAGGACACCCGGAGTGAGTGCAACGAACAGAACAGCGACAAATAGAACCATCAGCCAGTGAATCATACTGTTTGTATACATGCCATATTTCATTTAGAATGACGGCTTCCCGACGAACATATCCTGGACTGCCGTGGACGCAACAGACGCAGTGGCTACTACAGCCTCGGTGTCTCCGCCCATGGCAAACAGAAGTCCACCTGCACCCGCTCCGGACAATAGACCAATCTTAGACGCATCCGTCCAATCGACCGGCTGCTTCTTAGTATACCGCTCGGCAGCATACACTGCGATTCCAGCAAGGGCTACGAGAACAATGACAATCAGAAGATTCGTGTCCAGCATTGTTCTATTTGATAGGTTCGGGCGGATTTGTTTACAGCTTTAGAACGAGCTCTCCACTCGTTTCAAGCTTCACCTCCTTCTTGGTCTCATCTTCTTCTTCCTCAATTCCAAGATCGATCTCGGCGGTCTCGTCGGACAACTGGAGCTTGGGGTGATCATCGTCGTCGGTTCCAACGTCGTCGTCGTCATCCTCGGATTCCTCTACTTCGAACGCTACCTTCTTCTCCTCGGCAGCATGTTCGGGCACAGGGGTAGGAGCAGGGGCGGGAGTGGGAGCAGGGGCAAGCTCGGGCTCGGGCTCGGGAGCAGATGCAATCTCAGTTGGTTGAATCACGTCTTCGGCCTTCTGAGGCGCATCCTCCACGGAGAAATACGTATTCACAATGGACTGCCACGGGAGGAAGGAGTCCAGAACTGTATCGAACGCCGTATCGAGAATCACATCAATCTCCTTGCGATTGCGTGCCTGCTGCTCGGTGGATACACCGACCGTGCGGAACAGGTAGGCGTGTTCCCATGCACGCCGAGCGACTTCCTTGTAGTATTCGTGGACGAACTTGGGTAGGGGCGGGCGTTCAAATTCTACATCAATACTGTCCTGGGTCGAACGATACTGGATGGCAGCAAAGGCACGGAGGTAGGTTAGGAGAACTCCGGTAAGAAGCTCCTCGAGATACGAGCACTTGGAGGCGGTAATAATACGCTTGACTTCCGCCTGGAGAACATCGTCAGTCCACACGGGGATACGTGTGAGGAGATTCTGGAACGTCTTCAGAATCTGATCTGTCTGGTTATTCTTCTCGCAAATGGTCTTGGCGTTGTCGTAGACCGACCAGATTCCCTCGGCGACATGGGGAAGAACCATAAGCGAAAAACGGTTGCGGATATGGCGCTTGGCGAATTGTGCCTCTTCCTTGAGCGACATCCTGATTTGTCTTGACGGACTAGAACTTTACGTGTATAATGAACGCCAGTGTTCAGGCAGAGTCGTATTGAAATCGGTCAAGACCGTCTCCACCATCTTGCGGGTGAGTTTCATGGGGAATGTCACGGGGATCCAGAACTTGTATGCCTTGGCGCTCTCTTCGTCGGAGATGCGGATGAGGTTGACACGAGCAACTACGGCTTCCACGACCCGAATGAGGTTGCGCATTCCCGCCTCGTTATTCGAGTATTCCTTGATGATGTATTCCGCTGCTTCTTCGTCTGCCGACAGATCTTCACGGGAAATTCCAGCGTGACGAAGGATATCGGGCCAGATATAGTTGGCGACAATGACCTTCTTCTCGGCATCCTTGTATCCTGGGATATTGATCACCCGCATACGATCCTTGAGAACCGGGTGGACCCGCTCTTCGTCGTTGAATGAGAATACGAAGAGGCACTGGGACAGATCAAAGTCGATTCCAGCAAAGTAGCGGTCGTGATACTGTGAGTTCTGCGACCTGTCAGTGAGATGGATGAGCATGGAGATGATCTCCTCGCCGTGGGGGGTGCCACTGACCTTGTCCAGTTCGTCAAAGTAGAGCACGGGATTCATGCACCCTGCTTGGATGATCGAGTCAACGATCCGACCCCACATGGATCCCTCGTAGGTGTACGAGTGACCAGAGTAATGTGCGATATCGGATGCGCCACCGAGGGATGTGAAGATGAACGGGCGACCGAGAACTTCGGCGATTCCGTTGCGGGCGAAGGAGGTCTTGCCCACACCCATAGGTCCACGCATGGCAATCACATTTCCGACGGAGGTAGGATTGGAAATCCACTGTGCGAGCACCTGAAGAATCTGGGTCTTGGCAGATAACATTCCGTAGGTCGCCTTGTCCATCTTTGTCCTTGCGTCTTTCAGGAACAACGAGCACTTCTCTGGTCCGTCCTTGATTGTTACCGGCAAGGGAACGTTCTTTCCGAAGGGGACACGAAGCACACCGTCAATCCAGTTACGGAGTTTCTGAGACTCGCCGTTCTCGGATCCCATGCGGTTCATAGCATCTACCTTCCGGATAATTTCACACTGGACTTTCGGGGGCATATCAATATCCAGAACACGGAATTTGTAAGGGATCTCGGATTCGCCAAGAAGATCAGAGACAGTCTTCATCTTTTTGAGTGCACCTTTCTTTGCCTGTTTCGTGAGTCCTTGGAAGTAGTCGCTTTCACGGCGGGAAAGGCGGATAGCTGGTTCGTCTTTATCGCTCTTCTTCTCCTTCTTATTCTCCTTCTCCTCATCCCCGGAAATTATGAACATGGGATGGTTCTTCAGCTTGCTGGAGAACAGACTTTGGATGAATGCGTGCGGGATCTCGTCGTCATCCTCGTCCTCATCCTCTCCGTATCCGTCCTCGTCATCATCATCATCCTCGTCCTCGTCGTCATACTCGGCTTCGGCGTCTACGTGTGCATGGAGATGGATCTTGACGGAGACTGGCATATTGGATGGAACCTTGATTCCATGGATGATCTGGTCTTCTTCCTCCTCCTCCTCCTCCTCCTCTTCGTCTAGCTTCAGGGCAAGTTTCGGTGTCAGTTTCGATTTCGCTGTCGTCTTCGTCGTCTCTGGCTCCGATTCATCTTCAAAGTCAGAATCTTCCTCGTCGTCGAAGAGTGTATCATCATCTACCCATCGCACACTCTCTATCGGCTTGTCCTTGCTGCGTAAAGGGTATCGGTTCTTCTTCTTGGGCGACTTCTGGTCCGGCGGCGGAGGAGGAGCAGCCTCTCCGCTCTTTGTACGACGACGGCGTGCGGTCTTAATTTCGGACATATTACTCTTGTCCGCCAGAAGAAAGTTTGGCAAGACAATCCATTTTGTCGGATATGTATAAGGATGGACGCCGCTTTCATAAAGAAGGCACAAAACATCGTAGATTACGAAGTTGCACACGACCCAAAAATCCGTGAGGTTCTTCAGATCGTTAAAGAATTTATTCAGTCAAAGCGTGTCCTGTGCTACGGTGGAACGGCGATCAACAACCTCCTTCCGAAAGAAGATAAGTTCTACGATCCCAACTACGATGTTCCAGACTACGATTTTTATAGTGAGAAGCCCCAGATTCATGCGCTGGAACTCGCCGATATTTTCTACTCCCGTGGATTCCGAAATATTGAGGTGAAGCCGGGTGCACACTTGATGACGTTCAAGGTGTTTGTGGATTACACTGGTATTGCCGACATTACGTATCTGGAGACACCGATTTTCAAGCATCTTTGGGACGAGGAAATCATCAAGGGCGGGATTCATTACGTGTCCCCGAACTTTCTGCGGATGTCGATGTACCTCGAACTGTCCCGTCCCCGTGGCGATGTTTCCCGCTGGGAAAAGGTGTACAAGCGTCTGATGCTCCTGAACAAACATTATCCTGTCGGGTGCAAAGCTCACGCAGAAAAGGGGTATGCAACACTGGGAGACGCCGAACGAACCGGGGTTGAAAAGATTCTTCAGACCAAGAACATCGTTCTCCTGGGAATCCACGCCCTCGATCTTCATTCGAGGACACGAAGCAATATCTGGCAGACTCCCATTGACGTTCTCGCTGACGATATGTCAGAAGCAATCAACCAGTTCATGAACGTTCTGGGCGATGGCGTAGATGTCCAGGAACGTCCCGCCTATGCTGAACTCCTCCCTGCCCACGTTGATATTCTTGACAAGAAAGGAGACCTGATCGTGCGGGTGTTCAAAACATTTGCGTGCCACAGTTACCATCTCCTCCAGAACGGTCTGCGGGTCGCCTCCATTCCCACCCTTCTGCAATTCTTCTTTGCGTTCGTCTACGCTGATGCCCATTTTATCGAGGGGGGATACGACCAGGACCGTGTGATCTGTATCTGCCAGCGCCTGATGGATCTTGCAGCCTCAACCAAACGCCGGTTTGAACTGCTGACCCCCCTGGACTGCCTGGGACATCAGGATACTCTCACGGAAATCAAGAAGAACAAGAGCGATCTGTTTGAAAAGACTCCCAAAAAATCAAATGAGTTCTTGAGGCTCTTTTTTGCGTATAAACCGGGAACACTGAACAAGACGCAGAAGAACCGGGTCAAGTCTGTTCTTCGGAAAACGTCAAAGGCAGGTCATGACCAAGATCTAGTAACGGATCAGACTAACTGAAACTCGCAACGTGCTGAAGGGAGTGAGAGACCCCGTGCCGCAGGGGGAGCACTGTGGAACCTGATACCCACGAGCGGACATAAGAGCATTTGACGGACCATACGACTGAGTGGTATGTGCCATATCCATAAAATCCGTGTGAGAGATGCCTCCAACTGGCTGTTGATTCTTATTCGTTGAACTCAGATTCTGGTAATTACGCTTCGCACCCTGCTGACGCAGAAGACGAGTCACGTCCGAGGCATCACGAAGTTGAGTCACAAAGTTCGCACTCGTATCCTTGCCAACACCATACGCAATAGAGCATGTGGACATTGTATCTTTATTGATGACTAAGAATAAAGATATGGAAGACCTCATACTGCTTTTCCTAGTCGTAGTTCTACTCGTCGCCACGGTGGGAATGACCCAGGGGAGGGAACACATGACGGAAGAGATCAAGCCTCCTACGAAGGAAGAAAGTTATAATAAGGTTGCAGCTGCGTTAGCCAGGGCGGGTCCCTCGGGAACATACGCAGCCTTCGATACCCAATTGAAAACGCAGGAGGAGGTATTGATGCGGAGTGAAGAAGAATGAGAGTAAATGTAATACCTATACAATGAAGCCTCATGCTTATGTCCTCATAGGGTTTGTTCTGCTAACAATGGTTGCCCTTTCGATGTTGTCGCACAGGGAGCGGTTCGGTCTAGGTGATATGGCGGCAATCGGTGGAATCAAAGATCGCCTCACGGCTATGGAGAATAAAATCAAGGAATCGGAGGATAAACGCAAGGAGGGTGTAGGGACACTGAATTCAACCCTCCGCTAAGAATAATAACCAACGAATGAAGTCTTATCTCCCGATATGGTTTGTAATACTCGCAATTGTCGGTCTGATATTTATCACACGACAGCAACGAGAACGAGAACGCTTTGATGTGGATCCTACCATCGCCGAAGAACTGGCGCCCCAGAATACTCGTCTAGCGATCCTTCAGAAGAAACAGGAGAAGGTCCAGGATGCTATTAATGCTGGAGCAGGAAAGGCGAAGATGGACGGTATTTAAGAATTTAATTACTGGTGGCTTCCGATCCACCAGTCGGTGGAGAGATACGAGGGGTAGTATTGCAGTGTATCGGCGCTGACAGACGGACGAGTGTTCGCAAGGCTGCGCACGGCGTCAGGGGTCAGGGCGTAATTGTAGTAGACTAAACTTCCAATCTGACCGTTCCATCCTCCACCTCCAGCAACGTAGACTGGCTGCTGGTTCTGTAGCGGGAGTTTCTTCATGGTTACGTGGCGATACAGGAGTCCGTTCACGTATACATCCAGCGACGTCTGGTTCACGCATACAGCAATGTGGTTGAGCTTTCCGGCTGGGAGGTTACCGATCACGACCTTTTCGGGGTGAGATTTATCATACGTATCCTGTGTTACTACAATCTGGTTCTTTCCCTTTGTCATAATGACAGACGGAGACTGCAGGGCAAGATCGGGACCGCCCTTCGTAAACAGGATAGGACTGTTCGGCGGATCAAAATCGTTAATTTGGATCCAGGCGGCGTACGAGTATTCAATACCCTCATTCTCGTTGTTCGAGAGGGGTAGAAGGGCATTAAACTCCTGGCTTGTCTGACCGTCCTGCAGAGGTCCTACAATCGTTACACTCGTCATGACCGGTCGGAGCCCGCTCGGTGTTCCAGTCCAAAATCCGTAACTAAACTCGTATGCGAGAAGTATCATGACGCCGATAACAATGAGCGTCATCAGTGAAATGAGGATAGTCCGAGTATCCATTCCTTCCTATTATTTAGTAGGTATACTTGTTTAATTCCTGTCCTGCCGGGTCAACCACGGCTAGTTTCACGATGTATGGCTGTGTGGGTGTAGTTGACGTGGAAGATGTCTGGGCAACAGCGGACGACGGAGGACCAGCCTGGTAGAACGCCATAGCCATGGCAGGGTTCAGGGCACCGGCATAGAAATTGAGCGCAGCCAAGTTTCCAGAGAATCCACCGTTGGTCATGACACCGCAGTCGCCACCGGGAGCCTTGGGGACAGCAGGGAGCAGGCACGAGCGTACAAGCATACCGTTGAGGTAGATATCCACGTTACGGTTGCTGACCGAGAGTGAGATACAGAACCACGACTGGAGGGGAACATTCTTGACCTTGCACGTGTAAGAATCATCCGTGGAACCGCCGCTGTATCCTACCGGCGCCGGAGTGCTCGATCCTCCAGATCCAGCCGCACCCGACATCAAGTTGATCTTCACATCCAGCGTGTTCTCAACGGAACCAAGAAACACGTAAGGGTTGAGTGCTCCCGCCGCACCTCGGGTGAGAACAGTCTTCTCCTTTCCGAACATGTAGTTCCAGTCCTGGATAAACATCCACCACTGCACACCATAGTTTCCGCCATTGGTTCCGACCGAGACGGGGATTGACGATCCGGGAATAACGATTGACTTGTTAGTGGTGACGCCCTCTGATGGGGTCACTGTCCCCGACCAGCTTGGCGCCTTCCACGTTCCCTCGTAGAGGAAATACGTTCCGTAGATCACAAGAGCCGCCAGGACTGTGAAGATGGTGAACCACATAGCACGGGACTGGAACGGATCAGTTGAGCGACCAAAGTAGTAGTATGCAAGTCCGATTTCCACCACTATAAACACAACCGTTGCAATCACAGGTCCAACCATGAACGTCATCGAAATACCGTTGGCTGGTCCCAGTGCCTGAGTAGGAGGCTTGGCATTGGGGTCACGGGCAGCCGCCGCTGCCACAGCTTCTGCATTCGGATCGGAGGTGCTCATTCTTATTGTTTAGAGAAGAGGTAAAAACGGAAGGAGAATTGTCTTGTTGGCAGATAGACCAACTGAAACTGAAGATGACTACCCTAACAATCTTCTGTAATAACTGCGGACAACGAGGACATACATTCCGAGACTGCGGCGAGCCCGTCCTGTCCTGCGGAATTATCCTAATTCGAAACTTGACGAACCCAGGCGACCCATCGTCTCTCCCTCTCCCCCAAGAAGATGTAGAAGTCTTGATGGTCCGACGCAAGGACAGTATGTGCTACACCGACTTTATCCGAGGAAAATTTGATCCCGCCGACAGGCCGTATGTTCGGACACTGCTAGACAATATGACTCAGCAAGAAGTTGCTCGTATTAAATCTGAACCCTTTGAAGCACTGTGGTCCCGGCTCTGGAATAATTCAGACCGGCACGAATACGAACTGAAGTTTGCGAAAGAGAAGTTTGACTCTGTTCGCTCCGAGATTGAATCGTCGGTGTCAGTGTATACGGAACCCGAGTGGGGATTCCCCAAAGGACGTCGCCTGAAATGCGAGAGCGATCAAGGATGTGCCGAACGTGAATTCTTCGAAGAGACGAACATCATGCGGTCATCGTATACGATGGTGTCGGGGGTTCAATTGGAAGAGACGTTTGCCGGAACCAATGGAATTATGTACCGTCATAAATATTTCGTCGCAGTCATGTCCCGTCCTGACCGTATTGATATTCATCAGCGGTTCACCAATATGCAGAAGCGGGAAATCTCGGCGATTGGATGGAAGACGATGGCGGATTGTATGCACTTGACACGACCGCAATATACCCAGCGACACGCTATGCTCCAAACCCTCTCCCAACTCGCTGAAACGCTTGAAGTTCGTCTCCCGAAGGAATAATAAGAGATGGCAATATTCGCTTTGACAACAGGACGTGAATGGGGAATTATGATCGGTGTTGGACTCGGACTATACGCATTCTTTTTCCTTCTTGGATTCGGTTTCTCTGCCGCTGCTACCTTTCACAGTTGCGAGAAAGTCGACGCCGCAAAGAATGCCAAGCATGGAGCCATCTGGGGTGCTTACCCTGGTATAGCCTGGTTCATTATCCGAACATTTGAGATTCTCCGTGTCCAGTTTGACCGGTTCTATCGCAGTTTTGATTCTACGGCGGAAGGGATGGAGCGGGCAGGATGGATATCGATTGGTTACTTCCTTACGCTCGCATGCGTGGTGGGAATGTACGGTCTTGTTGGAGACTCTATCACCGATGTTTGTATTCCCAGCGTGGATGAAGCCACACAGTTCAAGCAGAACATGCTGGAGCAGAAAGCCAAAAAGGATGCAGAGATCAAAGCTGCCCAAGAATCAACACCAGCGGTCAAACCGGTAGTAGATAGTGCACAAGCAGGTAAGAAGCAATAGCCAGCATAATGATCCACCACCAGAGGGGGAAGACGGTAGAATCCTTGCGCCCCGCACCAAACTCCCTGACCCTGCCGCCATCAAACACAAGTGCCGGCCGGAAATACAGAAGGGCAGACACTAGAAAGAGGTAGATGGTGACCATCCATACACGGGGGTCTCCGTCCAAATTCATTGTATCATGAACGTATTTTATTTACGTTGTTGATACAATATGACCTCGGCATTCGTATTGCCGAACCGTAAAGCTTTTGCCGATTACATTGCCCGAATCTACCTGAAATACAGGAAAGACCCTACCCCCGACGACGAGGGCGTTGACCTGTGTCTCCAACAGACTGGAAAGACGACCAGGGAACTCCTGCCCTACCAGAAACTCGTGCGAGACTACCTGTCCATCGAAACCCCGTATCGTGGTCTCCTAGTCTACCACGGTCTTGGATCGGGCAAAACATGCTCGGCGGTGGGAGTGGCTGAATCCCTCTTGTCCAACAAGAAGGTTTGGGTCATGCTCCCCGCCTCTCTCCAGGACAATTTCAAGCAGGAGATCCGGAAATGCGGAGATGCCATCTACGTCCAGAACAATTTCTGGGAAGTGCGTATCATTCGCACCGAAGCCGACAAGACCCCCGCACTCGCTCTTGGAATGTCCCCCGAATTTTTGAGCAAGGGACGGTATTTCGTGACGGTTCAGGGCAAGGAGTCTAATTATTCCACCCTGCCACGTGATGCGCAGCAGGGGATTGATGCCCAGATCGACGACCTCATTAAAACCAGGTACAATTTCATCAATTACAACGGATTGACAGGCGAGAGTGTCCGGCGAATTGTGACCGACGACGACCCACTGAAATCCAACCCTTTCGACAACTCGGTCGTCATCATCGACGAAGCCCACAACTTGATTTCACGAACCATCAATAACTCCGAGATCGGCAAGCGTCTATACGACTCCATCTACTATGCTCGGGATTGTAAAGTCGTGGCTCTCTCAGGAACTCCGCTGATTAACCGCCCCAATGAAATCGCTTACCTCCTCAATCTGCTCCGTGGACCCATTGAGCGCATCGTGATCCCAGTGAAGGAACTGCCGACATGGGACGAAGCGGGAATGAAGAAGTATTTTCGTAAGCTTCCGGAAGTGGATACGGTAGAATTCAATAGCGTGAAACGGTCTATCCAGATCACTCGTAACCCAGGTCATTTCAAGTCGGTCTACAACAAGGAAGGCGAGCGGATTGCCGTGCAGTATGACGAGGCAGTCACGTTCAAGACTCCGGGGGATTGGGTGGATACGATCCGTGAATCGTTTGCTGCCACTTTCCCTGGCGGAGTTCTGGCGGCTCGTGAAAACATTAAGCGTGAAGCTCTTGAGTGCCTTCCCACCGATTTTGCGGAGTTCATGAATACGTTTGTCGAGGGTCTCGATGTCAAAAACGCTATCCTATTCCAGAAACGTGTGCAAGGATTAGTTTCTTACTACAAGGGGTCCGATGAACGTATGCTGCCCAAGCGGGTGGACGACGACAAGATGCTGGAAAAAATTGAAATGTCCGACGAACAGTTCAACCGCTACCTCGAAGTCAGGTGGAAAGAGATCCAGCAGGATTCCAAGAAACGCACGGGGGCATCAGCACTCAACGAAGATATGAAGACCTATCGTGTCATGTCCCGCCTAGCATGTAATTATGCTGTTCCGCCCGAATACCGCCAACTTGCTGGCGAACAAGCGGTGGAAGACGACGAAGACGAAAAGAAGGCTCTGATTCTCGGAAAGTTGCGTGAGAACCCCGATAAGTATTTGCGTGACGAAGGACTTGCCACGTATTCCCCGAAAATGCGGAAGGTTCTAGCCAATATCCGTGCAACCACGGGAACAGAGAATTTCAAGAACCAGTTCGTTTATTCCCAGTATCTCAAGCTGGAAGGACTCGGCATCCTTTCGGCGATTCTGGATGCCAACGGATACCAGAGATACCGTCTTGTGAAAGAGGGGGGCAAGTACCGTGAAGCTCCAGATATGGACCCTGCCAAACCCGCATACTCGTTCTATACTGGCGGAATCGATAAAGCCGAGCTGGGAATTACGCTAGCAATGTTCAACGAAGATTACAAGGGACTCCAATCCGTGTACCCCGAACATTTCCAGAGCATGAAAGATAGTATTCTGAAACGGGGAGGCAAAAAACTCCTATGTACCCTGATGGCTACGTCCAGCGGTGCCGAAGGTATTAACTTGAAGAACGTCCGCCATCTCCACGTCATGGAACCTCACTGGAACCCCGCCCGTCACGACCAGGTGATTGGTCGTGGTATTCGCTTGTGTTCCCACGCCACCCGTCAAGTCTTGACCGCAGACTCTGTCACCGTAGAAACTGTGCCGCTCGAAGACCGAACAATCCGAATCTCGTTCTACGTCTCTGTGTTTTCTGCAGCTCAGGCGGCATCCAATACTGCCTTCAACATTGTCCCGATTCGACGGGCGGATACGGGGTCCAAGAAGTATGATGCGCCCGAAGGAGCGAGGGCACCGGAAGCGTTCATGTCCAGCGACGAGTTCCTCTACGAAGTCTCGTATGAAAAGGAGCGGATCACTGCGGGTATTACTCGTCTCATCAAGCAGGCAGCCGTAGACTGTGAGATCCACCGCAAACTCCATTCGAGGGAGAAGCCGGTTCTGCAGTGTATGCGATTCGACAGCACAGCCAAGGGCGAGGATCTCGCATTCAATCCCAATATCAAGGATGATGAACGGGATGCCTCGTATCTCAAAAATATGATGAAACGGTCTCGTCGGCTCCAGAAAGTCAAGATCAAGGATTTTCTGTTCCTGGTGGATCCGGATACCAAAGAGGTCTTTGACGAGTCGGCGTTTGGAGATAAACAACGATTACTACGTCTGGGGACGCTAAAAGAGGACAGAATTGAATTCTTTACCTATAATTAATGAGGCAGCGTGATACACGCAAAAATAGACGCCGTACATTTCGTCAACGGAAATACCGTGTCCCGCTGATAGGCGGTGATGCTGCCATCGATGCCATGATGGCAAAGTATCCCATCGGAAAGCCTGTTCTCGTCAACCCCAAGAGCAAGTTCGTGGTGTGCACATACTGGTGGGGGCGGGGCAACTCCAACAAGAACTACTGGCGGTTCGGAAACGAGGTAACTGATGCCGAGGTGAAGGAGGGCAAGAAACGTGTCAACTACGAATGCCCCTCGGAAATCAGCGATAACTTGAAATGGGATTACTTGGACGAACTGCGTGAAGAGGCGGGGATCACGAACGATCAGGCGAAGGAATGGGACAAGAAGACCCTGGAGAGCCCAGAGTTCAAAACTAACCTAACGAATTTGGTGAACAAGACGCTGGAATCCCGTGTCACCAAGGGCGAGGAGCGGACAAAGCCTATAAAGATGGAGGATATGATTGAGCGGTGGAAGGATATGTGCAGGAAGGCGAACTGCAACTACCTTGTGCAAGAGTATCCTTTTGAGCGTGGACAGTATCAGACTGCGATCAATATGAAACCGAATTTCATTGCGGCTGCCCTGAAAGTCGCAAGCAGGGCGGGGCGGGGAGTTCTATACATTGACGGTGATATGGTGGTTGATCGCTACCCTGATATCTTTGACATGCCGTCGGTCGATTTCATGGCACGGGGATGGAATTGCGATCCCCGCAGTTCTTCGAGGTATATCACGAAAGGTATCTGCTTCGACCCCTACATTTTTGAGACATCAGGGGGTATCATGTACTTTGCCCCTACTCCCCAGGCTAGTCGACTACTGGGACATTGGGCGTGGTTATCCAGCTTCCCCGCCATGAAAGGCAAGGCAGATGACCGTATTCTCTCCATCATCTTGACTACGGAACGTGAACACGATGCGATCTCAACCGTCCAGCTGCCGATCGAGTATTTGTGGCTCACCGATGCCTACCTCTACCATGATCCTTCGCACATTGATAAGAGCAAGATTTACGTATCGCATCCCGCCTGCCTGACATCGGAAGAAGCTGCCCGTGAACAGGGTGCCGCCAATTCTCGAGAGCCTCCGCAGTACGAAGAACTCATTATTGATCCCACAAATTGCGAGACAGATGGAGGATACTTTTACGAGTATGTCTACTTCACCGAACGCCGCTTCGTCGAAACATTCGAGCCGTACTTGAACTACTTACGTGTTGCCAAGAACCGCAATGGCAAGAGTCCGATCAACGTCATTGATTTCGAGGACAAGTATGGACCCTATAACACTGTATCTCTCCGTAACATTGATGCCATGAAATCAGTGAAGCTGATCACCAATCAGAAGCTGGTGACGTTGCCCCAGGATGCAACTGTTCCCCAGATCCTTGCGAATTTAAAGGCAGGGCTACACGTAATCGTCGGAGAGTTCAAGAATAAGTTTTCGTTTGAGTACGATATCATCGCTACCAATAACGGCGGGGCGTATATCTCAGACTACCAGACAGAGATCAAGATTGATACGACGCAGCCCATGTACTTCGGTTCAGGAAACCCAGTGGTCTACCATCTCCTAATGATGTGCCGGACCCTGGACGACATGAACATGCACTTCAAGCAAAGTTACCTCTTTTCAAGCAGAATCCGTGGGTTTTGGTTAAAAACGGATCGGCCCAAGATGACGGCAGAAGCTGAGAAGGCACTCAAAGAGATCGAGAAAGCACCATGACCGCACCTCCCACAACTTACATGAAAGTCGTCAACAATCCTCTGGAGATCTACATGCACAAGAAGGCGTCGGACCTGAACATTGCTCCGCCGTTCTTCGAGAGCAACAATACGAGTTACATGATCACCCAAGATATGGACGAGATGTGTCTGGCTGACAAGTACGGACCCCAACCCAAGAATATCCCTGGATGGGTCTGGAAGCAGATTCACTATATTATCAATCGGCTCTTGAAGGATGGAGCCATGGAATACATTGATATCACACCTTACAACTTCATCGAGAAGGATGGAGTTGTATGGTGCGTAGATTACGGGCACGCAACGCCCTTTCGCGGAGACATCCGCAACTGGTTTCTCAAGGAGTTTCTGGAGAAGAAGCTGAAGTCCTGGAACCCTGATTTCCTCTAATTACTCCTTCTTCTCGAGGATGCTCTCGAGAAATGCGTCACAGATCTTGGACCACGGACGGCTACGAGCCAGCGATACACATTTTTCGCTTGTCTCACGACCCAGCATCGCCACAGCCTTCTCTAGACCCTCCGCAACACTCTCGGCGGATGCAGTATACTCTGTGAGACCCACACCTGCCGTCATCTGGAGATACGAATACGACGTGAGCGGCAGGCGTACGCTCACATCATCATTCATGAACGCCTTGTAGCAATCCAGGTCTAGAACCACCTGGGGTGCACCCGTCGCCATATGCTCCAGCTGGCACAGACCGAAGCCCTCGCCGTTCGACGTGTTCACACCGATATCGGCGATATTGTAGAGCTGGTTGATTGCCTCATCGTTGAAGTAGGCGGTCGGGGGAGTCGTGTCCACGATGGAGACACGGGTGCCATACTTCAGGTTATCCAGACCCAGAAGCTCGAGCTCGTTGAGGTAGATCTGGAGGGGCTGGTAGAACGCACCGCCCTCAGGCTTGACACCCGTAACCATCAGGAGATGGTAGGGTGCATCGGGGAACTTCTTAAGTAGCCGGGCAAAGCCCATGATCGTGAGATCCAGACGCTTGCGCTGAGAGTTGCGGTTCATGTTCAGGAACACCCGGGCGTTGGAGGGGATGTTCAGGTTCTTGCGAATACCTGCACGCTCCGAATCCGCCATAGGCTTGAATACGAGGGTATCCACACCATGCTCCATCACATCGATCTTGATATTGGGCGTGGTGAGGCGGGTCAGGAGATGCTGCTTCCACGTCTCCGTGAAGCAGATAATACGGTCGGCGGCGTTCTCAATATTGCGGAGGAGACCCATATCGGCACCCTTGTACACCTGGTCAAGGTAGACCCATAGCTTCCACGACTTCTGGACATCCTTCACCTGCTGAATGAACTGGTTGATGATGATGGGATCGTTGTAGATCATGATGATGTCGGGGTTGACCGTCTCGACATACTCCTTGAACTTGTTGAAGCCGAACCCCTGCTCCTTGGGATCCTCGTTGGCGGCAGCATCGTACTGGATCACGCCCTTGACCGGGCGGGCGGGCTGGGGAAGACGGGCGGGGGTACGCTGAAACCCGAAATGAAAAACCTTCACAAGCGGGGACAGAGTGCCGAGCTGCTTGAGGAGATTGTAGGATACCTTGGAATATCCCGTAACCTGCTCGGTATGCGTAGAAACCAGGAGGAAGCGAACAGGTGCCATTTTATGTTTAACAATTTCTATCTGTAAATACAATAGCCATGTCAAGCCCGATCGCTCCCAGTCAGCAAACACGGTTCAAAAGTGCGTCAGAAGTGACGACCATGCGTAAGCGCACAGTTGTTAACAACTACTATGGAAACTACCCCCAGGACCAGAAGCGGGCGTATGCGTCCACCTACACGACATTTCAGGGCGGAGCTGTGGCGAATGATATTGGAGAATCTCTGGTCTCATTGGTCCCGACATGCACGACAAACAGCAGGGGGTTTGTACTCTCCAGCAATAAAACAGTCGTGCCTACAGGCGAGAAGGCGACTCCGAACATGTATATCTCTTCAAGGGCTTATATCAATAATCCTCAGTAAAACGCCAGTCCCGGAGCAACCCCATTCTCCTTCATTTTGGGGATCTTGGTGAACTCCGAGAACCGGTCCATGAACGGAATGGGGGGAATCGGATACAATTGGTGGACTGAGTTGCCCGTGTATGCCTTCTGAATCACCCTGCGTGTCTGTGTCCCGATCCAGTCGTATCCGTAGCGAACGCTCATGTACGAGTGAATCAAGACAAGGATAACAAGTCCGCCAATAACGATATACGGCAGGTTCCGATACATTAATCATATCGTATAAGATAATATAGTATGCCGGGCGGACTGATTCAACTCACTGGCTTTGGTGCCCAAAACGTCTTTGTCAATGGAAACCCTTCCATGACCTATTTCATCAAGATGTATAAACGCACGACCAACTTTGCGATGGAGCATTTTCGGCTGAGTGTTGCCAATATTACCGATACGACACTGCCCGGTGCCGGAAAGAAAACGTTCAACTTCCCTGTTCCTCGCTATGCTGATCTTCTGCACGACTGCTATGTCTGTGTTCAGATCCCCGACATCTGGTCTCCACTATCCGGATACGATCAAACTACATCGGAGGCGTATGAAACTGCCTTCCAGTGGTCCCGCAATCTCGGGTTCAATATGATTGAGAGTGCATCGGTTCTCTTCAACGGAAATGTAATATGCACGGTCACAGGTGAATGGATGAAAGTCAAGAGTTATCTGAAGAGCAACAAGACGCAGCGTGACAAGCTAGATACGATGGTAGGAAATACGCCAGACATGTATGATCCCGCCAATGCCCGTGGACGCCTAAACCAGTATCCCAACGCCATCAACGTCTCCGCCACAAATACGGCGCCACCCGCCCCCTCTATCCGTGGTCGTCAGTTGACGATTCCGCTATCGTTCTGGTTCTGTGAAGAGATCGGACAATCACTCCCGCTCGTCAGTCTTCCCCAGACCGAAGTTGTGATTCAGGTCACCTTCCGCAATATCTATCAGATGTTCACGATCCTTGATACTCGTGGAAATGCCGCTACCAATTCTACGTTCCAGACTCGTATAGCAGGAAACCCAGGAGATTCCTTCCTTGGAATCCAGAATTACCTGTCCTACCCTGACACCCAGGGAAATCCCACGAACGCTTCACTCGTAACCTGGAATCTTGATCCGTATATTGAAGCCAACTACGTTTTTATGACGGATACAGAGCGTGCCCATATTGCCTGCAACGAACGCTCGTTCTTGATGACACAGGTTCGGTCAGTCATAAACCATAATCAGTATGGATACAACGATGTCCTGATCCCCATGTATAATCTGTGCACTCGTGTCGTTTTCTTGTTCCAACGGGAAGATCGGGCGCTCGTGAACGATTGGGACAATTACACGAACTGGGATTCGATCTTTTATCCGCCGGTACAGACATACCCCAGTGTTCTACCGACACTGACAGCACCTGCTACACCCGATCAATGGTATTCTACCGGAATTCAATTATTAAATTCTATGAACAACCAGGATATTCTGCAGGAGGGAAATCTAGTGTTTGACGGAACTGACCGCTTCGTCACTAAAAACATCAACTTTTTCCGCAACATTCAGAACTACCGCTTCTCCGAGGGAGATACGTCGTCGCTTCCGGGGATTAACCTCTACTCGTTTGCCCTCGATCCGAACACGATCGCTCAGCCGTCAGGGAGTGCGAACGGTTCCATGTTCAACAAAACAACCTTCAAACATACGCTCCTCGTTCCACCCATCGTTCAGACTGGAACAGTCTCGCAGATTCCGCTGTGCGTTGTCAAGGATACTGCACTCAGTACGAATCCTACCCCTGTCCCCAACGGCGCAACAACTTCTGCAGCTCCTGGAATTCCTCCGCTCATCCAGCCTGGACAAACGCTGACTGTCTACCCGTCTCCCACCAATCTACAAATTCAATATAATGGATATTCATCCACAATCTATGTTGAATCGTACAATTTTCTCAAGGTTACAAATGGACAAGCAAATCTTGTGTTCAATACATAATAGATTCGGATGGCAGACAATACCGATGACCCCGTTGCCGATGTTCCTCCGGAGCAAGTAGCCACCGAAGCTGCTGGACCAGTTGTCAATTCGGCAAACGGTCTCCTGCTGTTTATGTTCACGAATGTCCTACTTCTCATATACTACCGGGCTGCATGGTTTGCTCTTGAATCCTTATTATTTGAAAAGTATCCTGCGATCGGAGCCTACTCTACCTTTATTATGATCCCATTCCTGGTCCCGATAGCAGGTATGTTTGCTTCGGTCGTGAACCCATCTGCAGGAGGTCTGACGGCATGGACCCTGAGCGTAGTTGGTATTGCTTCATCTATCATGATCGCTGCTCTGATCTACATCATGGTCTTTGATCTCCCACCCGCCACAATTCAAATCGCCATGAACCTCTTTAAATCTGGGTCTCCTCCTGCTCCTGCAGCAGCGGCGTAGACGCTTCCAACGTATGAAGTTCATCCATCGCCTGCTCGGAATTCTCGAAGTTGCGGAAGAGGATCTGGTTCACTTCGGCTGGGCTCCACTTTCCATCCATTCGGGGATCCGCAAAGAGCGGGTGGTCGCCGACTGTAATATCATAAAACCCCTCCACCATTTCTTTCAGGATCCCACGGGAACACTTCTTGAAATGAATGATGAGATCAATACGTCCTGGACGAATCAGCGCCTTATCGAACCGTTCGGGGAAATTGGAAGTGAACACAAGAATACGACCACTGGATTCAAGAGTGCCGTCCAGTAGATTGAGAATAAAGGAAAGATCGATCGGATCCTTGATAACGTCGTCGTCTTCGGGCAGGAAGGGATCCTTGGGCGCCTGCACTGGCTCAGGACGCTTCCACTCCCGCTTCAGGAGCACATCGCCCATCGCATCGGCGTCCTCGATAATATAGATACGCTCGGAAATAGGGATGGTATACTTTTCCAGAGTCGTGCCGTTATACACGTGAATATCGTCACTGAAAAAGAGGTGACGGAGCTGAGTCTTGGTCTTGATTTCCGACAACTGGATATTCACGGGGTGCCGGCGGGCGACGTTGGCAATAGCCTTTATTTCCGATGTCTTGCCGGTTCCAGGGGCGCCGTGGAATAGGAACCCGAGAGTGTACGGAATACCTTTGCGCTCATACCATGATCGGTTATTGAGGAAATGCGCTACACGGTTCTTGACTACAGGCTGCTCTTCGAAATACACGTTCTCGAACGTGCGGGTCGTGGAAAACTTGTGCTTCGTGTAGACTAGGAACGTATTGGGCAAGGGGTTCTGGTTGGTCTTGCGTTTCTTGTTATCCACCATCTGATCGAAGAAGTAGAGATCGTTCCCGAGCTTGTTCATCATTCGGCGCTCATAATCTTGGTTGCAAGAATCCACGAATTTCTGGAGAGTCTGAATCGGGTGATCGTAGCAGAAAATCTGGAACTTGATGTTCTTGATATTGCCATCGTCTACTTCCACGTTGGTGAGTTTGAAGTAAATGTCTTCATCGAGTTTCACAGACTCAAACTCGTAAGGGAGGTAATCATGATTGGCGATGGAAAGAAGGCGTTTCGTGGCAGGGGAGGAGGCGACATAATGCACAATGGCGTCCATGCGTGTCATAAACAGGGGAACACTTCCGTTCTTGGTCTGGGGAGGAGTTCCACGCTCACATTCGATCACAGCCGAAGGTTTGCGTTCGTTGGAATCCAGAGGCTGGAAAGATGTCTGGAGTTTCGTGAACCACGGATAGAGTGAGAGTCCACGTTCATAGAGGGAAATGCCGATAAAGGCAATCAGTGGGCGGAAACTATTTCCCGATGCCGTCAAGACTTGGAAGAGCATTGACATCTTCAGGAGTTCGCCGAGAGATGTCATTGCTTCGTATGAATATTTCATCGTGGAGAGCCAAACGCCGTGAGGCACTTGTCTAGGGTGGGAATACCCTCATGAACAGGCTTGGAACGCTTGAGGCGGAGTTGCTGGGAGGCTTTGTTGACAGTTTCGTTGGACAGGGAGACGTAGGACTTGACGTCACGGACAGATGATTGGGTGTTCACTGAGGGCATATATAGTCGGACAGGCGGCATAGCCAGCTGTAGAGGCTTCGTGCAATACTGAATGAATTCACGATACTGCTGAATGTCCAAGTTTCCTCCAAACATGCGGAGGACACGCTTATCGGGAGCCGGCTGGATATCTCGGTTCACGTAGAGAGACCGGTAGACTGTTCGTAGCAGCGAGTGACGAAGCCACTTATCAGATTCGGTAAGACCCGATTCCTTGTAAATATAGGACAGCGCACACTCTGGACTACAATAATTCCCTTCGGCTGTATACATGCTCGTATACACATCATAGTGTGTAGGGATCACGAACGATTCTCCAGAAAAGGAGTGGCAGCACCACAGACATGCTGCGCCGGGGGGATAGGACGTTTGCATGGAAAACTTGGACATCAAATCGTGAACGACCGTCTCATCAAACCGCCGCTCCTGTGTTTCCGTCTTAAGAAGAATGTCCGAGTATTCAATCCCCCCTCCCGACGGCAGGGGGATATCCACTCGCTCCTCCTCGAAATCAAAATCCTTCCCTATCCGCAGGAAGAAGATCACGGGCGGAAGCTCTACCGTAGGTTCTGTCTTCTTTGCCTTCTTTCCTCGAGCTGGCGGCATTTACATGAATATGGATTTTCTGTGTAAAACGGAATGGACTTTTGGAAGGTAAAGGGGGGTACACACACCATCATGGCAGAGGCATACAAGAAGCACACCCACCGGGAGCACATTCTATCACTGCCCGACACCTATGTCGGGTCTATCGAGACGTCGCACGAGGACATGTATGTTGTGGAAGACGAAAAGTTCATCCAGAAGAATCTATCCTTCAATCCTGGATTCTACAAGCTATTTGACGAGATCGTGGTGAACGCCCACGATCAGGTGGTCCGCATGCGCCAGCGTGCATCCCCCAATCCTGTGAAGAACATCACCATCGAGATTTCAGAGGACAACCAAACCATCACGGTGGAGAATGATGGCGAGGGCATCACGGTAGCCGAGCACCCCGAATACAAGGTCTGGGTTCCGCAGCTGGTGTTTGGCGAGCTGCTGACCTCGACGAACTACGACAAGGACGAGAAGAAGCTGGTAGGCGGCAAGAACGGCTACGGCGTGAAGCTAGCCAACATCTTTGCGAAGAAGATGACGGTGGAGACCGTGGACGCAGTCTCGGGCAAGAAGTATACTCAGACCTGGGAGAACAACATGACGGTGGTAAACAAGCCGAAGATCGTGGCGTGCAAGTCCAAGCCTTACGTCAGTGTCTCGTGGACCCCCGACTTTGCACGGTTCGGTCTCACCGAGATTACGTCAGACCTGCTCGGCGTATTCCGTCGGCGTGCCAGCGATCTGGCGATGACGGTGGGCAAGGACGTCAAGGTGCACTGGAAGCACGGTGCAAGCGACAAGGTGATGATCAAGTGCCGTGATCTCTCTGCTTACGCCTCGGAGTTCGTGGACACTCCCACTGCCGCCCATTCCAGCGATCGGTGGAACGTCGTGGTCGCCGATGCTCCTGAGTCATTCCTCCAGGTCTCGTTCGTCAACGGTATCTGGACGTCCAAGGGCGGGACGCATGTGGACTACATCGTGAATCAGGTGGTGAATCATCTCGTGGAGTTCCTGGAGACGAAGAAGAAGATCAAAGTCAAGCCATCTCTCATCAAGGACAACCTCGCAATCTGGGTGACGGCGTCGATCGAGAACCCGTCGTTCACGTCGCAGACGAAGGAGGCGCTGACCACAAAGAGCACAGCGTTCGGCTCGACGTGCAAACTGCCCGAGGAGTTCTTCAAGAAGCTGCGGTCCAAGCTGGAGCTGGTGGACAAGCTGGTGGTGGCGCAAAAAGAAAAGGACGAGAAGGAGAACAAGAAGAGCGATGGACGGAAGAGTTCTAAGATATACGGTATCCCGAAGCTCGACGATGCCGCCCTTGCCGGCACAGCCCGATCCGCCGAGTGTACCCTCATCCTTACAGAGGGAGACTCGGCAAAAGCAATGGCTCTCAGCGGCCTTACGAAGAATCAGCGCCAGACTTTCGGAGTGTTCCCACTGCGGGGGAAAATCATGAACGTCAAGGATTCGTCATCCTCCAAGGTCGAGCTGGCGAAGGAGATCGCTGAGCTCAAGAAGATTGTCGGGCTGGAGTCCGGCAAGGTGTATGACAGCCTGTCCACGCTGCGGTACGGTCGCATCCTCATTATGACCGACCAGGATTACGACGGGTCCCATATCCGTGGTCTCCTCATCAATCTGTTCCACGAGCTCTGGTCTGAGCTCTTCCGTATCCCCGGGTTCCTCACGTATATGGCTACGCCCATTGTCAAGGCGACGAAAGGCAAGGAGTCTCAGACGTTCTACACACAGTTTGAGTACGATCAGTGGAAGACAGGGGCAAAGGGCTGGGCGATCCAGTATTACAAGGGTCTGGGCACCTCGACACGTGAGGAAGCCCAGGAGTATTTCAAGAACATGAATATCACGCAGTTCCGCTACAATGCCGTCGGTGACTCCGAGGCAATTGACTTGGCGTTCAACAAGTCTCGGGCAGACGATCGCAAGACCTGGCTCCAGGGTCACGATGCCGCCAGCATCGTGGTTCCCAAGCCCGACAAGACCCTGCCGTATTCCGAGTTTGTCCACCGTGACCTCATCCACTTCTCACACTACAATCTCGAGCGCTCCATCCCGAGTGCAATCGACGGTCTCAAGACTTCGCAGCGCAAGATCCTGTTTGGGTGCCTGAAGCGTAAGCTTACGGACAAGGTCAAGGTCGCACAGCTGGCGGGCTACGTGTCCGAGCACGCAGGCTACCACCACGGCGAGATGTCGCTCAACGAAACTATCATCGGTATGGCTCAGGACTTCGTGGGCTCGAACAATCTGCCGTGGCTGGTCCCGAAGGGTCAGTTCGGCACTCGACTGGAGGGCGGCAAGGATTCGGCTGCGTCCCGTTACATCTTCACCTACCTCCAACCTTACATGAAGGACCTTGTCCCCGTCGACGACCTGCCGTGCCTCAAGTATCGTGACGACGACGGGCTGTCGGTAGAGCCCGAGTGGTATGCCCCCGTCCTGCCCATGCTCCTCGTCAACGGTGCACGTGGTATTGGCACCGGTTACTCGACCTACATTCCCTCCTACAATCCCGTGGCACTGAAGTATGTTCTCCTCCGTTGGCTGAAGGGCGAGGACGATACGATTCTGGAGACGGTGGAGTTGGCTCCATGGTATCGTGGGTTCAAGGGAACCATCCTGCCGTGTGCGGACGGATACGATGTCACGGGCAAGTATTCCTACAATGCCAAGACCAAGACGATTTCCGTCCAGGATCTGCCCATTGAATACTGGACGTCGGATTTCAAGGCGTTCCTGGACGGACTGTGCGAGAAGAAGGATATCAAGGATTACACGGATACGTCCACAGATATGGACGTGAATTTCGAGATTGTCCTGAAGGAGGATATGACTCCCGAGATGGTGAAGAAGCTCGGACTTGTGTCCCGAATCAAGATGACGAATATGCACGCCTTTGACCGGCACTGCAAGATCCGTAAGTTCAAGACGGTGAATGAGATTCTGGTGGAATACGCCCACGCCCGTCTCGCTCTGTATGGCGATCGCAAGACCAACATGCTCGCAGAACTCCGGGCTAAGCTGCCGTGGCATTCCAGCGTCGTGAAGTTCCTGACGTTGATGTGCGATGACGCTATCGATCTGCGCAAGAAGCCCCATGCCGACTGCGTCAAGATTCTGGAGGGTCACGAACTCACCGATATTCCCGATCTCCTGAAGCTGCCATTCAGTAGTATGACCCTGGAGAACGTCCAGAAGCACCAGGCGGAGCTTGATCGGATCCGGGCTCGTATTGCCGAAATCGAGGCGACGACTCCATCGCAGTTCTGGGTTCAAGACTTAGAGAATCTCATCGTCTAAAAGAGTAAGAGACGATGGATTACCAGAAACTGCGTGCAGGCGCAGACCAAGAAGCACGTGAAGATTATGACTATGATCCACGTGTTGCTTTCCAAGCGACTTCCAGAAACCAGCAAGAGGTTGTTCCAGCAGCGCAGAGACAGCGACCGCTTACATCAACAGCTGATCGACAGCTAACCATTGAAGAACTCAACAAACAAGGACAGGACAATGGATTTCCAGTTCAAAGTGCTCCGTCTATGATCCCAAAAACTCGTAATATTATTATTGATTCTGCACGGCGTGATTGGAGTGTTCAGCCAGACGCATACTCGAACATTTTTTCGTTTGGAACTCAGACGTCACAGCAGGTGGTCGGTCCACAAACGCCTTTCTTTTTCAACAATCCTACGATCCCGTTAGCCGCATGGGAAAGCCCAACCATACCTCCTAAGGTGGGGTCTGGGGCACTGTCTGGAGCTACTCTGACACCCAACAATTCGCCACAGGCATTTCCGGCTGGGGTCGAGATTCCGTCCTATTACAATAATTTTAATCAGGGACTTGTTCGTCCGTCCTACGGTTGGAAAATAGTGTTAGTCAACGGGCAACTGGTTCATTCTCCTACCCCGGTTGTGTATACGAATCCAAATACCAGAGTATACTTCTACCCTACCTACGATGCGGCTCAACCCAGGGGTGCACAGATCGGAATCGATATTCAGCCAAAACAGTATGGAACAAACGCATACACGTATTCTACACAACTTTCCCTATCAAACGTATCCGAAATCAAACTATCTCGTGCGATTCTTCCGGTAAGGGCGACCCAGCCGTACCGCCCCACCACCTTTTCGTCTACGATCGACTATCCGATGTCTTTCCATTCCCAACCGTATATTTTGATGACGATTCAGAACCTAAAAGGAGGATACCTTGGCGGATCGCAGATAGTCCAGCAGTCGTTTACTGTCCTAACCCAAGATACCCGGAATTTGTACGAGGGCACTGGTAATTACCCCGGACAATATTCCGATTACTATTCATGGTCGAACGAGTCGTATAAGTTCGATCCGCCAATGTCGAAAATGTCCAATGCGAATATCCAGTTGTGGAACCCTGCTGGTGATGTGTTTTCCCACCTTGATAATCTTAGCGTCATTGATTTTGCACTTGATACCACAAATGTTGGCAAGGTGAAATTCTATGTAACACAGTCTACATCGAACTTGTCCTTTGGCGATTGTAACGTGTTTCTGGGAACAGATATTCGAGTGGGCGATGAGATTACATTTTACTCACCTGCTCTTACACAGGTTTCATCAGATCCATCTTGTAGCCCGGCTCTCTCGTCCTTCTTTAGTTTGATGTCGAATAACTTCCTAGTCACAGATATCTGCGGAACAGACTTTACTCCACCAGTCGCATCGTCTCTTTTCAATATAGGAACATCGTTCACCGCCGTCCCCAAGGTTGCTGGGTTCGCAGGTATGTCTAACGCACTGTCCAATATTCGTTCATTGATAACAACGGTTTCTAGGGTATGTCTCCAGCAGTATACGAGTGCCCCAACAAATATTCCATTTGCGAATAGACGAACACTGAAGGGCGACTATGTGATCCCAATGATGAACTTGAACGCCCAGGCAACGTTTGTCCTTGAAGTGACAACGATGGAACCCGACACGACAAACATACAAAAAATCATCCCGAACTAAGGATAAGAAACGATGTCGGCTCCTCAGAATGGCGAAATCTACCCCCGCCGAACAGGTGACCTCAACGAGTACTATGTGGATACAGCGATCCGTAGTGCCCCGAAACATACTGGCTATGTCCCCAACCTTGCTGACCCCGAGACACAGTCCACACAGGCATTCAAGCTGTTTTCTACTCACCATGAAAACCCGAAACTGGCGTATGGGTCTACGTTCCAGCAGCAGGCGACGATTCGTGTCCATACCGCCACGCCCCTCAACCAAGCTTTCTTTTCCGACGCCAATATCCAGTATCTACAGGATGAGATCCGTTACCGTGTATGGGAGAAGAGCGGGCGGAAGTATGTTATCGATAAGCAGCGCCCCGACGATCTGAAGACGATCATGCGTGCATACTACCTCCAGTACCAGATCAACGTGGAAGCCAATGCTGCCCAGGAGCTCAATGACCTCAACGAGCGTGTCCTGAAATTCTGCGTGGACGATGTCCTGGGGTCCATCAACATGTACCTCCACAACCGCAATCAGATCCTGAACTACCCCGAGCAGATCAGCCGCCCGATCAATCCACACATTTACGGAACCAAGGGTGCGGAATTCAAGGCTTTCTTTTAGAGTAGTGACTAGTAATGATCGCACGGTTCGGCGAGCGCACATACGGAAAAGACGGGAATAAACTTCTTGTATGGGATTCTGGATGGGATACATTTCGTCCAGTTGACAAGATTGTATGGAACCCAGTGCGCAAGGATGTGCAGTTACTGTACGGTCAACTATGCTCTGAATTATTTGATACGAATTATGGATTTGGAGATGTCCAAGATGAATGCGTAGAGTTCACGGACAAATTCATTTCGGAAATTGAGAGTGCTCCTGTCCTTGAAACCATCGACGAGTTCTGGACTTGGACAGGGCAACCGACGGAATGGTTCTATGATCGTCAGATCGTTCTTCACCCTTGTTCTCAGAAGAAACCGAACCGAGCAGAGTATCTCCACATCATGAACCTCCGAGCCAAGACTGCGAAACGCATCCCTCGTCAAATCAGGGGAACACTTAAACGAAGGAAGCAGTAAGAGAACAATGCGAGTCAATATTGTATCGTCGCACCGTAACCAAACTGGTCTTGCCCAGGATGCAGATATCTTACAAGGTATCTGGTATGCCTCGGACGAGACCGTCAAGTTTCGCCGCATTCTGCATGCCCAGCCAGAATGCGAGGAAGCCGAAATGAATGTGTTCCTAGAAGTTCTAACACCTTCGCTGTTCACCTACGCCGCCAAGAACGTCTTGATCCCGAATCCTGAGTGGACGTACAAGTCTTGGATTCCATACCTTGCGTCTCTTGATGAAATCTGGTGTAAGACGCACGAGGCAGTAGATCTGTTCAAGGATCTTCATCCGAACGTCAAGTATATTGGCTGGACGTCGATTGCCAAGGGTATTCCCGAGAAGAAGAATTTCCACAAGGCGCTTGTCGTCACTGGCAAGAACATTTTTCGACACCCCCAGTTGATTGTAGATGCTTATGCTCTTGCCAACGTAAAGGATGTGAAACTCCCTGAGCTTCATATTGTATACGACAGCAACCGGTTGAAGCTCGATGTCCCCGAATCTCTGTCCAGCAAAATCATCACGTACCCTTCCACTCTCAAGCAGGGAGAGTACGATGCTCTTGTCCAAGAGTGTGGGCTGGCAATCTGCTGTTCGGCGGCAGAAGGGTTCGGTCACGCCGTGAACGAAGCAGCATCTACCGGTTCCGTTCTTCTATTGAACGATATCCGTCCGTTCCGAGAGTTTGAGTATGAGGCAGTGTGGGTGAAGGCGGAAAAGGTCGTTCCCCATCCCGAATGTCTCGGAGATTTGTCCAAGACAACGCCCGAATCGGTAGTGGAAGCGCTGGAAGAGTATGCTGACTTGAAATTCAAGGATCGCAAAACTATGGGAGCCAAGAATGCAGATGCTTACCTTGCCCGCCAGACGAAATGGACGGCAAATATGCAGGAGTTCCTGAAAGCGTACAAGACCGAGGATGTATACTCCATTGAAAAGGATGCGATTCCTGAAGATGAGCTGCCCGGAGTCACAATTGTCACACCGACCCGTGATCGCCCGAAGTTCATGGAGATTTGTGCAGGGGCAGTAGACTCCCAGTGTTACCCGAAAGACAAGATTGAATGGATCGTGATTGATGACGGCAAGGATACGTGCGACGAGTTTGTCAAGCATCTCCCGTATGCCCGCTATATCCTGGAAATGGCAGGGAAGACCATCGCATGGAAACGGAATCTGGGAGCCAAGCTTGCGAAGTTTCCCATTATTATTCACATGGACGACGACGATATCTACCCCCCAAACAGTATTCTGTTCCGTGTATCTATGATGCTTCGGGCTAAGAAAGAATGTGCGTTCTGCACAGCTCTGCCTTCGTACGATATTGCCAATTACACATCGTTCGTCAACGTTCCACCTATGCGTCTGCCGCAGAGTATGCGGGTCTCAGAAGCAACGATGTGTTATACCAAAACCTTCTGGGAAGAGAAGGGGTTTCCAGATGAGACTCGGATTGCCGAAGGACATCTATTCATCGAGGGACGGGAATCAAAGTGCATTGAACTGTCCCCCCAGGAAATCATTGTGAGTCTCGTGCATCCTCGCACCACGTCCAGCCGTCGTATCCCGGCAGGGATGGAACCCAACGGATGCCACTACGGATTTACTGAAGATCTATTTACTATGCTTTCGACGCTTGGTGAGTTTCTTAAGCAGACCCCGGTGGCGCCTGCCCCCTCGACGACGACGTAGAGTCTTTTGACGCCTCCCACCAACCTCTTTCTCCTCTTCGGCTACATGTTCAGTCAGACGCTTTACCAAGGTCATCAGAATTGCCTTCTTTTCCTCATTCTTCTCGGCTTCCATCATTGCCTTCCAATACGCAAGCCGCTCCTTCAGTTCCTCCAGAGTCTCTACATCAGTCTTCTGCGTTCCAGACGTAGACGAAGATTTCACAGAGCTCTCAGACTCCTGAGACATTTCACTTGTTCTTAACCTACATTTTTAGCGGTAAAGCAGATGCTCTACCTAAAGAATGTTAAACAGGTATACCTGGGTTACTGCTCAGTGGCGGCGGCGGCGGCCTCCCAGCTTCTTCGACAGCTTCAGCAGAGCCTTGGCGACGCGCTTCGCCTTCGTGGCACGCTTGCGGCCACCCTCGAGCGTCTTGGGCAGGTTGGCATCGGCGAGCTCACCGGCAGCCTGCGTGATCGCAGCCGGGGGCGGGGCGACATCACCGCCACGGCGGCGGCGACCAGCGACCATCTCATCACCGCCACGGCGGGCGGAGCGGCGGCGGCGGCCGGCAACGAGCGGGTCCTCACCGCCACGGCGGCGGGAGCGGCGGCGACCGCCAGCGGCAGGGGCACCAGACGCAAAATCAGCGGGGGACAGAGAGCTGGTCATTTGTTTTATACTTCATTGGAGAAAGATTTTACGCAGAGCAGGTGAGGCAGTCGGGCTGAGGACGAGCCTCCGGTTCAACAGTGAATTTTTGAGCCGAGGCGACAGCCTTTGTACGCAGGTAATAACATCCAGTCTTGAGTCCCTTTTCCCACGCATACAGATGCATGCTGGAGAGACGGGAATAGGACGGATCAGCCACAAACAGATTGAGCGACTGCGACTGGCATACGAACGGTGCACGATCAGCGGACATATTAATGAGAGTCTTCATCGGAATCTCCCATGCCGTGCGATACCGTTCCTGAATATCAGCGGGCACGCCCTTTACGCCCAGGACACTGCCGTTGTTCGCAATGATAGCCGTTCGCAGCTCGGGGTTCCAGATCCCTAGATCTACCAGCTCAGAAATCAGGTACTTGTTGATCACGATGAAATCGCCAGCCAGGACGTGGCGGACATACAGGTTGGAGGTGAACGGTTCGAAGCACTCGTTGTTCCCCAGGATCTGAGATGTGGACGCAGTGGGCATCAGGGCAATCGACAGAGAGTTGCGCAGACCCTTCTTGACCTTCTGGCGCAGACCCTGCCAGTCAAGGTCGGAGAGAGGATTCACACGCCACAGATCGCACTGGAGAATACCTTCGGACGCAGGGGATCCCTCAAAAGACGGGTAAGATCCCTTGTCCACGGCTAGGTTGTACGACGTGTGAATGGCTGAATAGTAAATTACCTCAAAGATCCGCCGATTGACGTTTGCGGCTTCGGGAGATGACCACGCAATCTTCATCTTGGCGAAGACATCAGCCAGACCCTGGACACCGATCCCGATGGGGCGGTGACGGAGATTGGATGCCCGGCATTCGGGGGTAGGATAGTAATTCCTGTCAATCACAATATCCAGATTACGAGCGAGAATCGAAGTGTAATGACCCAGGGCATCGTAATCATACGACCCATCTGCCTCCACGAACTTGGTGAGAGAAATGCTGCCTAGGTTGCACACCGCTGTCTCCCCTGCATCCGTATACTCCATGATTTCTGAGCACAGATTACTGGACTTGATGGTCCCCAGATTCTTCTGGTTCGACTTGTCATTCGCCGCATCCTTGTAGCACAGGTAAGGAGTCCCCGTCTGGATCTGAGCATCCAGAATCATCTGCCACATCTTTTGGGCAGGGACCGTCTTCCTACCCTTGCCCTCCGCCTCATACTTGCGATAGAGTGCAGTAAACTCCTCACTGTGCACATCGGCCAGACCGGGGCATTCGTTCGGGCACATGAGGGTCCAGTCCTTGTCCTCCTTGACACGGCGCATGAACTCATCGGAAATCCAGAGACCGTAAAAGAGATCACGTGCCCGGTCCTCCTCCGCACCCGTATTCAGCTTGAGACGCAGGAAATCCTCAATATCAGCATGCCACGGCTCAAGGTAGACGGCAAACGAACCGTTGCGCTTCCCGCCCTGATTGACGTAGCGGGCCGTATCATTGAAGACCTTGAGCATGGGAACAATACCCGTAGACGCACCGTTGGTTCCCTGGATCCGGGAATTCTTAGCACGGATCTTGTGGATCGCCAAACCCACACCTCCGGCCCACTTGGAAATCTGGGCACAATCGCCCAGCGTCTCATAAATCCCCTTGATGGAGTCCTCCTTCATATCGAGGAGAAAGCACGAAGAGAGTTGCGTGTGGTTCGTACCCGCATTGAAGAGGGTAGGAGTCGCATGAATAAAGTAACCCTTGGATAGAGCATCATACGTCTCTGCGATCCGGCGCATGTTGGGAACATACTGCACAATGCCGTAATGTTCAACAGTGTATTCGTCCGTGTGAATCTCAATGGCGACCCGCATCCACATATGCTGCGGGCGCTCCACCACCTTTCCGTCCACCTTCTGAAGATAACTCTTCTCCAGGGTCTTGAACCCGAAATAATCAAAGAGCTCGAAATCACGCTCGTAATCAATCATCTCCTGGATTCCCTGCATACGGGAGACCTCGCAGACCTTCTGAGATACAACCCCCTTTGAACACAGAAGCTCCGCACACTCCTGAAACGTTGCCGGAGTATTCTTGTGGTGGTTATCAATCGCAATACATGCAGCAAGCTTACCATAATTCGGGTGCGCCCGACCCACCATCATCGCAGCTGTTTCCGCCGCAAACTCATCGAGATCTGCCGTCTGGATCCCGTCGTGGATCTGAGAACACACCTTCTGTGCGACCAAAACAGGGTTCACATGCTCGAGCCCACCAGCTAACTTTTGAATACGATGGAGAACCTTGTCAAATGAGACCTCTTCCTTCCGTCCATCACGTTTTACGACATACATCTTCTTACCTATATCACCCGTCATACTCTTAAACGCCTACAATATTTGTGCGGATATGCATTGACTCGAGCTCCTTGACATAGAGGGACATGGCATACGGCATCCGCAGAATTCCAACTTCACCCTCTCCAGTGCTATCCAGCAGTCCCGTCTCCTTCTGGAATATGACTTCATGCTCATCGGACCGCTTCATGAACGACTCTTCGATGAACCCTGAAACGCCGTGGGATATGAGGGCATCACGCTCCATTTCTCCGATACGCAGTCCACCCCCGGCGGACCTTCCTTCCAGAGGCTGGTGAGTCAAGAGAGTCTTGGCACCTGTATCACGGTAATTGATCTTGTCCTCTACCATCAGCTTCGACCGGATGTAGTAGGTAGGTCCCATAAAAATTTCCATCTCCATCATTTCTCCAGTCTGACCGTTGTACATGATCTCCGACCCTCCAGATTCCAGTCCGATCTTGCGCAGGAGTTCACGGTACTCGACTCCTTGGTCACGTGCACAGAAGGGCGTGGCATCTACCAGCGTTCCAAGCGCAGTGCCAATCCGTGACGATGCAGATTCTAGTAACTGCCCTGTCGTCATTCGAGATGGCATGGCGTGGGGGTTCAAGATAAGGTCTGGGCGTAATCCCCGGGCAGTAAACGGCATATCACACTCCTTCATAATCATTCCCACCGTTCCCTTCTGTCCAGCACGTGAACTGAACTTGTCTCCCAGAATGGGGGTGCGAGCTTCAGCAACACGGATCTTCACGCCGTTCAACGAGATCTTGTTCTTGCCGCTGCCGTGCGAGACCGTGAACATCTGGATTCCATCGACTCGTCCACGCTGCCCTCGCTTCGCCACTTCCGACTTATCCGTCTCTCCCGAAATGACTCCGACTAAGATAGTATCCTCATCCACTTCCGCCCCCAACCGAATAATCCCGTTATCATCCAGTTTCGAGTAATCCTTATCCGCCTTTAGCTTGAGTCCCTTCTTTGCTGGGTTGCCGAAATGGGTGTGCAGTCCCTCCATTTCATTGGTCATTTCTTCCACCACATTATACGAATGGAAATACGTGGTTCCAAACAGACCACGTTTCATAGCAGACTCATTCAAGATCACGGAATCTTCCTGGTTGTACCCGCCATACATGGAGATTGCGACAATCGCATTGAATCCGTAGGGGAGGCACCCTCCCCGTCCGAGAATATGAGGATACATCCAGGTCTCACAGATCGGCCTCTGAGGAGAGTTCAGAATAAGGGTGATTGTATCGAACCGTTTATTGAAATTTGAGTGGTACCATGATGCACCCTGACGGCTCTGGGCACACGAAAAGGCAACACGGGTTCCCGGGTTATGATCAGCAAAGGGTATCACCGACGAGAGGGGCGAAAGCATGAAGATGCCGTGGATCTCGGACGGTTCGCTCTTGGAGAACGGAGCCATAGAAATCTTGATGGTGTCGGACTCATCGGCATCCACAAACTCAAATACATCTCCGAGTTCTTTCCAGGTCTTCTTGGATAGCACCATATCCGGTGTGACACCAGGACGATAAATTGGACGGCACGGACGACCCGGATCGGAATACAACATCAGTTCATTGTCCGTGCGATTCCATGCAACCGAGATTCCGGGGTTTTGGCGACGGTATCCTATGAGATCGTCGTATACTGCCTGCGTCTTTTCCGTGATCGCTCCATACATATCCCCGTTCACAAACACCTTTGTCCATGAAGTATTCCAACGGGCAGGGTGGATAGTGGATATGCGGTGGAAATTGGTATGTCCAGCCAACTTTGATTTGAGTTCGCCTGTATTTCCCTGCGTGGACACAAACGCAAGAAGAGCAAGGTGTTTCGTCATGCCGACGTTGCGACCGTCGGGGACATCGGACGGACACGTGAACCCGAACGAGCTTCCGTGCAGACGACGAGCACCCAAAGCCTTCACGGACGGATCCATCTGAAGAATGGAACGGCGAAGCATGGATACCGATCCTAACCTGGAAAAGCGGCTCAAGATCTGGGATACACCGTCGGCACCTCCCCACTTACCCTTGAACGATTTCGACAATTCGTTGAGGAAGGTGTTCATCTTCCAGTAGTATCCAATATTCTCACGCTGGAGAAGAGTCGCAAGGTTCTTGCCAGCATACGTTCTCTCCTCGAAATGGACACGGGTATCCATCGCAAGCTTCATCTCTTTTACGACCTCCTTGTAGATGCGCCTGAACTCCTGGAAACACAGATCCCCCGAAACATCGAAGCGCTTGAACCGGAAATGATCCCGATCCGAAGGTTCACGAAGACCAATCGCATTTTCTACAGCAAGACGCAGGAGGTGTCCCAGGGCATACGCTTTGCGCCGATACAGTGCACCCACATCCTCCTCTTCAATATTGGGGAACAGCATGGCTTGGAGGTTGTAGAATACTTCTTCCTGGGTGCGGGTCTTGGTGGCAATACGCAGAGTATCCATATCCGACTCAACGTCGTGGCTAAGAATAATCTGCATGAAAATATCGTCATAGACTGTGCGGTCCGAGTCGGGGATACCGACAAGCATAGTATCGTAAATCTCCTTGTCCGATGTCAGTCCCAGTAGATGGAACACACTCAGGATGGGGACAGGGATCTTGAATCCTGGCAGGGTCACGACGGGCATGCCACGGATACGAGTAGATCCATAATCTTTGATCTCGTTCTTCGTTCCAGCCCTTGCGGCTATTTCTGCCATCGATACTTCCCGCCGAGCCGGGGGGATGACAAGGTAATGCGACCACGGTCCACGTGCACCATCGTCGGAGATACCACGGAAGCCCGCATAATATTCCTTGTCCTCCCCCTTGTCTTCCGTCTTTCCTCCCTTCTGCTCTTCCTCTACAACTGAAACAATCGCCCTCTTTCCAGCGTAAAAGATATTGTTCCCCAGTCGTTCCTGAGACAGCAGAACCCGCTCACTGCCACCAACAACAAAGTATCCGCCTGTCTCGTGGTAGTCTTCGCCTTGGGCATACGATTCCTCGGGTGTCAGGGCAGATAAATGACAGAACTTCGATCGAATCATGAGAGGGATGCGGGCGACAGTCACCTTCTCGAACTTGGTCGTCTCTACATCGGCTCCGATCTGGTATTCTACATCAATATCCGCCACACAATCAAGAGAATACGTCTTGTTCTCAGTGCGGCATGTATTGGGCATAATGGCATAATCCAGCTCATCAAGTGGCGGACGGTATCCCATATTCTCGCCAGCCTTGCCCCCAATGAATACTCGGATCTCCCGCCCGTCGCCAAGAACAAGTCGTACCGGATTGGATGCTTTCAAGAACAGGGGGATACGCCGTTCCACGAAATCATTGTAAGAATCAATGTGGTGCTGAACAATTGGGTTCAGAGTAGTTGTATAATACGTATTACACACGTGGCGACCAGCTTCTACACTCATTATACTCTTGTTAATAAATAGAAGAGAATGTCTACGCTCTCATGCTACGCATCGTATTTCAAGCAAGCATTCACCGGTCCGTTCACGAACTGGCTTAGCCCTCAGTTCGCACCCACCGGGTGTTCGGATACGTTCCGGTTTCTCAATGGGTTGTTCAAAGATCTGTTCGTCATTGGAATCACGCTGGGAGTCTTTGCACTCTTTGCCTACATCTACATCGTCAAGCTCCAGCCGATCATATACGTCAAGCGAGTCACGAAACTGAACCCCTGTCCCGATCTGTGGATATTTGATGGCGAGAACTGTAATCCTTCCTACGAGACCCAATGCAATCCGTTCAATCCCAAGAATTATGAAGGTCACGAGTGCGAAATTGCTAAGTCATGCGGAACTGGATGGAAAGGACTTTGTAAGTAGACGTATAATAGGGTAATGTTGTCGGAAACGTTCCGACCCGAAACGTTTGGTGATATTATAGGTCACACCGAAGCCAAGCAGGTTCTATCCACCTATCTCCGTGCAAACACTCCAGGCAAATGCGTTCTCATCTGCGGAACACCCGGAATCGGGAAAACGACACTGGCGTTAACTGCTGCAAGGACACTGGAACATGAACCCCTGGAAATCAATGCTTCACGATCTCTCCGATCCCACGACGATGTCACCACACTTCGTGATTCGTGTATGGCTCCAGTATCCTTCACATCTTTTGTGAAGTATACCGAGAAACCCCGCAAGACGTGTGTGATCCTAGACGAAATTGACGGAAGCGATCCACACGCACAGCGGAAGGTCCTGGAATGGATCCGAGATCCAAAAAGAGTTGTTCCTATCATATGCACCTCCAACGAAATCCCCGTCATTTTCAAACGGGCAACCGAGAGCGTGATTATTCATAGATGTATGCCACTGAATACTAGAGACCTCTACGAGAACCTACAAAAATATACCCCAACACCATACCCTGAATTCCAAACGATAGTGAAAGAGTGTCAGCATGATGTGCGGAGATTGATGAACCGGTTTCAATACGGGCAATCCGATATACTGAAACAGGTTCCCGTAACGGGAGACATAATCGCCGATCTTTTTAAGCATCAAGAAACGTTTTACGGAGTACAGCCCACATACTGGAATCTTTGACCCACTGGAACCGCACGAGGTTCTTGGCATTGTCTGAATTGTGGATACGCCCCCCGAACTTCCGCTGGTCCTCGAAAATCTCACTCTTGTTCACCGTGTTATGTGCATGACCGATGACCAATAGAATATCCTCGGCAGGCAGCATGATCATTTCCAGCGTCCAGTCCCGAGTGAATGTTCCCTCCTCTGCCTTATTAGCCGTCTCCAGGAAGTATCGGGTCTCGGCGCATTTCGCACGGAAAAGGTAGGTTGCCGCCGTCGCATGGTTGTGTCCATACGGTCCCACATCCATCAAGACATTCTCACGTGTGAGGAAGACGGTCATCACCGCACACCCGATAATGTCGTGCTGCGGACTCTTCTGGAGTGCTTCTACTGATACTCGGATTCGCTGGGGCATGTAGTAATCGTCATCGTCCCAGAACGCAATGAATTCTGGACTGAGCTTGAGTGCCTCCTTCAAACAGACATTTCGAAGAAACCCTACCGGCTTCCTGGTCTTGATATGATGATACGTCACCTTGATTCCCTCCTTCTCCTGGATGGGCGACCAGTCCTTCTCGGGATCATCGGAATTGTCCACGATGATCCAGTGGAGATTGGGATACTGCTGGCGCTTGAAACATTCCACGGAAAAATCCAGGCAGAAGCGGCGATTAAATGTTGGGGTGCACACCACCACTAGGGGATGGGTCTGGTTCACCGCCGGGGGCACTGGCTGGGACATTTGTAGTAGTTGGGTTCAGTGTTCGTAAATCTGCCCGACAGACTGGGCAACGTGTGCTTATCGCAAACCACGACTGGGCACACCGGCGATGCAGGGCGTGATAGTTCGTGACAGTTACACCGTCCCCTAGCGGGGGTCCGGGACACATAGTCTCAATAGATGCTTCCGTCGTAATACTCTCCTGACAAATACAGCACTGGTCCTGCTGTGCTACATCAGGGGGATTAGAGTAGTCCCGAGTCCCCGCTGCAAACTGTTCAGGGGTCAGACCCACGACAACATTCTCCCAGAACTGAGGATTGCCCTGACCCTGACCCTGTCCAAGTCCCACCGTCGCATCACGACCAAAAAGCAGCTGGACAAGGTTTAGAGGAATATCAAAGTTATGTGCCAAGGGAGCGAAGCGAAGAGGCTGCGCAGGAGGAGGAGCACGAAGTTGATTGAGAAGAGTGAGCATCTGCGCCTCATTTGCCAGAAACTGGCGAGTGAGCTGGTAAGGCACGATCGAATGCCGACGGTAAAAAGATGCCCGAGCATAGGCTATATCTGCGAGAATTTCTAGACTAGGATTCATTTGTATGATGAATCAATCTCCTTCTAAATGTTTCTTTCGTTTACTTCTTGAACATCGAGGTCAGTGTCCGCTGCCCCTTTTTTTCCTGGAGAGATTCCTGAATATAATCCGCCTTGAGAAACAGCAGAGAGTCCAGCTGCTTCTCCTTGTATTTCAGAACACCCAAC